ATGGCCACCATCAAACGGCGTGACAACGCGGACGGCACAACGACCTACCGCGTCCGCTGGCAACAGGGCGGACGCACCGGAGGATGGCAATCCGAAAAGTTCGGCGACGAGACCTCTGCCGAGGAGTTCAAGCAGCTGGTCGACGCTCACGGCCAGCAGTGGCCGCCCGGCTGGGTAAAGGGCAAGGGCTTCGTCCAAGAGCCCGCAGTCGACGGCGACATGCCCCTCACTGACTGGGCACACCGATACGTCGACCGGCTCACCGGGATCGATGAGCGCACCCGCCACGACTACAAGCGCGACATCGACAACCACTTCGCGATCATCCGACACGTACAGCCGTCCGGGCTCGTCGTGGAGGCCACGATCGCCAACGTCACCGCCGACGACATCCAGGACTGGGTGCGCGCCGAGGAGGCCGGCGAGCGCGACCCGGGCAACCCGGAGGCGTGGCTGCGGCGGAAGTCAAGCCCCAAGTCGATCGCGAACCGGCACGGGCTACTGTCGGCGATTGTGCAGGCCGCGGTCGAGTCCGATCCGCCGCGGCGGTCGAAGAACTGCTGCACGGGGACGCGGCTGCCGCGCGTCGATGACGGCATCGATGACGAGATGTGCTTCCTGGAGCACGACGAGTACGCCCGGATCGCCGCCGAGATCCAGGACCCGCACGCCCGGGACCTGGCGGACTGGCTCGTCGGCACCGGCATGCGCTGGGGCGAGGCGACCGCGCTACAGGTCCGGGACGTCAGCCTCACCCGCAGTACGGTCAGCGTGCAGCGAGCGTGGAAACGCGCAGCGGCCGGGGACGGCGGCCCCGCCTACTTCCTCGGCCCGCCGAAGACGAAGAAGGCCCGCCGCGTCATCGCGCTCAGCCCGCTTCAGATGGACATGCTGCGCCGCCGCATGGCGGGCAAGGCCCCCGAGGGCCTGCTCTTCGAGACGCCGCGCGGCAAGTCGTGGCGGCATGACAACTTCTGGCGCCGCCGCTGGGTGCCGGCGGTCGAGGCGGCCATCGCGAAGGGTTTGCCGAAGCGCCCGCGGATTCACGACCTGCGGCATACGCATGTGGCGTGGTTGATCGCGGAGCGGATTCCGCTGCCGGCGATTCAGGCGCGGCTGGGCCACGAGTCGATTACGACGACGGTGGACCGGTACGGGCATCTGGTGCAGGCGCTGGATGGGGAGATCCGGGCGGCCGTGGAGGCTGCGATGGGGCCTCCTGCGGCCGCGTCCGGGATCCGCCGCGTTGTGTAACTGGGTCAGCGCCCGGGCCAGTTCTGGACCCATAGGCCTTCGCGGACTATGCGGGTGAGCATCTCCATGAACTCGTCCCGGGCCTGCTCAGTGATGTGCTCCTTGGAACCGATCCAGATGAACGAGCCGTCCTGCTCCACGCCTATGACAGCCTTTCCTCCCGGAAGGCTGTCGCGCAATTCCATGTGGAACTCTGCGTGTGGTTGTTCCGTTGTCTGCGACGCATCGTCGTCATTGGGCTTGTCGCCGGATGACCACGTACCGTCTTCGTCCGCCACCGCAACCTCCCAGGTACAAGGCGCACACTCGTTCGTATGTTCGAACGTGCGTGCAGAGTGATCCGTTTGCGCCCCCCAGGCGGATCACTGACGATGCCACACCGATCAAGCTGTGACCAGAGTGAATCACTGAGTAACGAAAAGTCGCACGATTAGTCCGACTTTCAGCCTCCGCTACCGTTACCCTGCGTTCGCCTCCGGGCAAAGGTTTCCGCGATGTCCGCGAGCTGCTGCCGCTCCTCGTCGCTCATCTCCTCGATGTGCGCAGCGAGGACGCGCGTCGTGCGGTCCTGGCTCCAGATGAACGACTCCATGTCAAGGTACTGAGCGGCGGCGGCTTCCTGGAGGACGCGCAGAGGGATGGCGAGGCCGACGGAGAGGGCTCGCAGGATGGCGGCAGAGGGAGCGTCGGTACTCTCGCCGCGCTCGACCTTGCTGATCCACCCGAACTTGGCCTGGGTCCCGGTGTCGGGGTCGACGGACTGGTCCGCCAGCTTGCGGACGCTGATGCCGAGTTCGGCGCGCCGCTGTCGTAGAAGGTCGGCGAAGTCGGTCCGCTGCTCAGTCATGGCGTGCATTCTGCCCTCTCGCTCCCCTGCGTGACGCCTGTTGTCTACGTTAAACCCTCTGATCACTGAGCAAATAGCAGGTCAGCCCGCACAACCGTTCACGACCCGACACAAAGTGTCTACGGAAACACCCCGCGTGCGCCATACGCACGGGGTGTGATGACCAAAACTCGCTGCACTGTGCGTTTCCGTAGACAAGACGTCTACGGCCATGTACTGTCGCTCTTGTTCACGGAAACGCACACCACGTCTACGGAGGTGAACGCGTGCGTCCTCAACAGAACCCGCTGATCCTCGTGAGTGCTGACCTGTTGGTCCAGCTCATGAAGCGCACCGGCGACGGCCGAGAGGTCAGCGTCCGCGACCTTGCCGATGCGGCCGGATGCCACCCCAGCAAGATCGGCCACCTCCGCTCCGGAGAGCGCCGAACCGCCACCCACGACGAGGCACTGGCAATTGCCAAACGGCTTGGAGTCGACCTCCTCGTCCTGTGGGAACACACCGGCCGCACCGTCGAGGCTCCCGCCGAACCTCAGCACCTGCTCGCGGTGCCCGCATGACCCGCCGGCTCACATACGCCGAGGCCGCCGCCGAGCTGCCGGACGGTGTCACGGAGACCTGGCTTCGCCGGCACATCAAGAAGCTGCCGCACTCGAAGTTGGGCCGGGTCGTGTACTTCACCGACGCGGACATCGAGCGCATCGACCAGATGTTCCACCACGAGCCCGTCGTTGGCCCCTTGGCCGCCGCACCGGGCGCCGCGCCGGCTGCCGGGCCGCACCCGATGGGTCACCTGGTGCCGCTGCCGTCCCGCCGCTCCGTGCGGGCCTGATCCACCCCTGAACACGCCGAAGGGCCGCCCGCTTTGACCGGCCTGGCGACCCCTGATCGGCGAACCCCTACACAAGGAAGAGAGGCCCTCGATGGGCACATCATCTCAGACCCACAGCGTGGTGATCCCGCTGCACGAGTCGCCGCAGGCGCGGCCGATGTCTGTCCCGGCGGTGTTCCGGGCGGCGGCTCGGCTGCTGGCGGCGAACGGCTTGTACCAGGGCGACTTCGTCCCGGACGCGATGGACCGGGAGATGTGCATCCCGCACTTCCTGCGGCCGATGTCGATCGTGGCGGCGCTGAAGTGCGCGACCAGCGGCGACCCGCACCTCACGACGCTGCTCGCTGACCAGGCGATCAGCACGCTGGCGCTGCGCCTGGAGGTGGACGGGGAGGGCCCGCTGTTCGGCGGGATCTTCGACCTGGAGGCGCACATCGACGCCTGGGGCGACGTGGAGGGCCGGACGACGGAGTCGGCGGTCGCGGTGCTGGAGTCGGCTGCGGACGCGTCGGAGGTGGCGGCGTGAGCGCCCCGCTGGTGGTGAACACCGCGGAGGGCACGTGCTGGACGCGCCGCGAGGCCACGCGGAACGGGCAGGCACTGTATGCGCCGGAGGCGATCCGGGAGTGCCCGGAGGCTGTGATGGCGACGTACGCCGAGCTGGCCGAGCACGGGATCGCTGGCGAGGCGAACGCGCTGCCGATGCCGGTTGGGCCCGAGCCGCGCACGCTCGACATGGTCGAGGACGAGCTGACGGGCGCCCGTCTCTCCTTGTACGAGGAGGAGTTGGAGACGGCGCGGCTGCGGCTGGCGTTGAAGTCGGCGCAGCGCGGTCGGCGGAAGCTGCGGGCTCGGGTGGCTGAGTTGGAGGCGCAGCGTGACCGGCGCCGTGCTCGGCTGGTGGCGCTCCAGACCGATGCGCTGAACATCCGTGGCGCGCTGTCCCCGAGCGGGGAGGCCCGGAGGGTGCCGATGCCGTTGGGCGAGACGCTGCTGCCCGCGGTGGAGTGGCTGATCAACCGGGTCGCCGAGTTGGAGGAGCGGGCCAAGTCCGCGCGGGTGGAGGCGATCGCCGATGTCGGCGACTTCCTGGACGAGCACAGCCAGAAGGACGCTGCCTACATCGTCTACACCGTGGACATCCCGGCGGCCCGCGCCATGAAGCGGGTGCCGCTGGAGGACCCGCACGACAGCCCCCTGCACCACGGTTACCGGCTCGGCCGGGACCTGCCGTCGGTGGGTGGTGTCGAGTGACCGGCCAGCCGTCGCCCGTTGAGGTCGTGGCTGCCGCGACCGCCCTCTACGCGCTGACCGCGGTGCCGTTGATGCGGCTGGCTCGTGCCGACCACCTGGCGCCGCGCGTAGTGCGCGACCTGCCGGTGACGACCGCCGTCCTTCTGATGCTCCTCACCCCTCCCACCGTCGAGGTGACCCGATGACCAGCCCCAACCGTCGGAACGAGTACTCGTCTGAGACCGAGTACCTGATCGGCCAGTCGATGCTCCCGGCCGACGAGGCACGCGCCTCGGTGGACCGGCTCCTCGCCGACCGGCTCCGCGTCATCGCGGACACCCTTGAGACGACGAACCCCGACCGCTGCGCGGACTTCTCCGAGGGCGTCGACTGGACGGTCAACCGGATGCGCACGCTGGCCGACAACCTCGACGGCGGTGCCCGATGACCGACATGCCCGTGGACGGCCCGTTCCCGATCCGCGTGACCGTCACCCCGGCCGGCGCCGACCTGGACGTCTCCGCCTTCCTGGCGAAGGCCGTGTTCACCGAGCTGATCACGAAGGCCGACGAGGACCCCGAGGGCCTGGTCGAGGAACTCGCCGACATGGCCCAGCTGCTCCGCTCGGCATTCCACCAGGGGCCCGACTCCCACGCCCGCCACGAGTACGACGAGCGCATGCAGCAGCTCGTGGACGAGTTCGCCGGGGGCGGCACGATCCCGGTGTACGGCTCGCAGGTCGGTCGCCTCCGTGACCGGCTCGCCGCGATCGCCACGCCCCGCCCCGTCCCCGCCCAGCCTGAGGGGAGCGCGGCATGAGTGCCCGTCGTCATCTCGTCGCCACCCTCACCGAGGGCCAGCCGGGGAAGACCAGCAGCCTCCAGGACATCGCCCACGCCGAGCAGCTGGTCAATGCCGTCATCGCCGAGCGGGACGCCGAGATCATGCGGTGGCTGGGCAAGAAGGCCCGCGAGTACCGCGCGACCGGCAGCAGGCAGCACGCCTTGCAGGCCGACACCATCGAGCTGATGGCGTCGAAGATCTCGCGGGGCGCCGTCCGACCGGACAACACCCGGCTGCCCGCCGGGGGCACACCGACCTTCTTTGAGCCCGGCCGCACGTACACCACCGACAGGTGGACGTTCCGCTGCGAGACCACCGGTCCCAGCCCGACCACAAACGAACGGCGCGCGCTGGGTTGGATGCACAAGCCCGGCTACGGCTGGTACCCGACCGCCCTCGACCCGGACGACTGGGAGCACGGCGGCTGGACCGAGTCCTCCGAGGGCGGTGAGGTCCGGTGACGATCTCCCACCACCTGCGCGTCGCTCTGCTCCTCGACGCCGCCATCAACGAGGGCGGCGAGTGGACGACCCGCCGTGTTCAGCGCTTCTACCAAGCGGCCGGATACCCGGTCCCGCTTCGGGCGACCGCGCGGAAGGACCTCCACGCCCTCCACATGCAGGGCCACCTCGTCCTCCACGACGACAACGGCCGCCGCTTCTACACGGTCAACACCCGGAAGGACACCACCGCGTGACCCAGCCCAAGCACGCGCGGGACACCGAGCGGGGCCGCTACTACAGCGACCCCGCCGGCGGACCCGACCTCGTCTCCGTCACGAACGTCATCGACACCGCGGTGAACAAGTCCATGGCCCTGGTGCCGTGGGGGGTGAAGGTCACCCTGGAGTACGCGCTCGACCGGTGGCAGCTCCTCACCGACCGCGTCACCGACGACCGAACCGAACTCACCAAGGAACTCAAGGCCGTCCACCGCGACGTTCGCGAGCAGGCCGCCGACCTCGGCGACCGAGTCCACAAGGCCGCCGAACACCGGCTCCTCGGCGCGCCGATCGAGGACGACTCCGTCGTTGCCCCGTACCTGGCCCAGTTCGACGCGTGGCTCGCCTCCTGGAACGTCGACTTCACCGAACACGTCGAGGCCACGGAGATCACGGTCCTCCACCGGCGTCTCGGTTACGCCGGCACCGCGGACCTGATGATCTGGCTCCCTACCGGCCCCGGCGGCCGGTTGGAGCTGTGGCTGATCGACTACAAGTCGTCCGCTACCCGGTCCGCGCGGTCGGTGTACCCGGAGAACACGCTCCAGCTCGCTGCCCTCCGCTACGCGGAGACCGTCCTCCTTCCCGACGACACCGAGCACCCGATGCCGCCGATCGAGCGGACCGGGGTCCTCAACCTCCGCGCCGGCTCCCACGCGCTGGTCCCGATGCCAGCCGACCGGACCGCCCACCGCGCGTTCCGCGGCGCGCTGGAAACCACGAAGTGGCTGCACGCCGCCGCGCACACCTACCCGGCGCTCTTCGCCCCCGGCCACGCCCCGGCGCCGCGCCGCCGCGCCACGACCCGAAAGGCAGCCTGATGGGCTCCCGACTCCGTAACATCCAGGCCCGCGCCGCCGAGCACGGCCGGCTCCGCACCGGCTACACGCAGGGCAACCGCCCGATGCGCTCGTCCACGTGGGTGGTGACCTCGCACAGCGAGGAGCACGTCCGCACCGCGGCGAAGCTGTGGGGTGGCGAGCCCGAGCAGTGGTCGCCGCTGAACTCCACGATCCCGCAGTGGCGGGTCATCACGAAGGCGCCAGCGATCGAGGCGCTGATCACTCCGGGTGACCCGCTGAACCAGTACAACGAGATGTGGTCCAAGGGTGGCTGCCAGCGTCGCTGCGATGGCGAGACCGAGTTGCTGTCCCGGCAACCGTGCCTGTGCGCCCGGCAGTTCGGTGAGGAGTGGCACCTCCAGCCGAAGGGCCGTGTCTGCTCCACGACGTCCCGCCTGAACGTGATGTTGCCGGACCTGTCCGGGATGGGCATGTGGCGGGCCGAGACCCACTCGTTCTATGCCGCGCAGGAGTGGGGCGGCATGGTCGACATGATCCTCGCCGGGACCAACGGGCAGGGCTTCATCCCGGTGACGCTGCGGATCGAGCCGAGGCAGCGGGTCGCGAACGGGGAGACGAAGAAGTTCCCCGTCGTCGTGGTGGAGCTGCGCGGCGTGACCCCGCGGCAGGCGCTGGCCGGGCCGATGACGGCGACGACCGCGCTGGACCCCGCGGGGCAGGCGCGGGCGGCGATCGAGGCGCCGAAGGGGCGTGACTGGATCGCCGAGGCCCGGAGCGCGCTGAACTCGGACGACGTCCGTGACCTGTGGCGTGAGGCCCGGGGAGAGGGCGTTGTCCACCCGCAGGGCGCGGACCCGTTGTCCAAGGAACTGATGGCGATCGCCGCGGAGAAGGACGCCGAGGCCAAGGACGCCACCGGCCAGCCCGAGCCTGAGCCGGACGAGGACGGTGCCTACGAGGCCGAGGTAGTCGAGGAGACGCCCGGCCAGCCGAGCTGGCCCGCTGTTGCCCAGCCGGCCGCCCGATAGCCCGCACACGAATGGGCGCCCCGCGGGCAGTGCGGGGCGCCCCTCCCAAGGAGACCACGTTGAACGAGCAGCACACCAGCGCACCGCCCTGGTACCTCGGCCGCCTCGCGGGATTCGATCTGGAGACCACCGGCGTCAGCCCGGAGCGGGACCGCATCGTCACCGCGTGCGTCGTGCAGATCGGCGGCGGCCAGCCGGCCGCGGCGGCGAACTGGCTCGCCGACCCGGGCGTCGACATCCCGGACGGCGCCGCCGCGGTGCACGGCATCACCACCGAGCGGGCCCGCGCCGAGGGGCGCCCGGCCGGCGAGGTGGTCGAGGAGATCGTGACCGCGCTGACCGCGGTCGTCCTCTCCGGAATCCCGGTCGTCGCGATGAACGCCACCTACGACCTCACGATGCTGGACCGCGAGGCACGCCGGCACGGCGTCCAGCCGCTCGCGGACACCGTCGCAGCCGACCTGAGGGTGGTGGATCCGTTCGTCCTGGACAAGCGCGTCGACCCCTACCGGCGCGGCAAGCGCACGTTGACGGACCTGTGCCGGCACTACCAGGTTCCGCTGGACGGCGCGCACTCAGCGGACGCGGACGCGGTCGCAGCGTGCAGGGTGGCGTGGCGGATCGCCTCGACGCACGGCGAGATCGGCAAGGCCAGTCTGGACGAGCTGCACTCCTTGCAGGTCGGGTGGGCGCGCGAGCAGGCCGAGTCGCTGGCGGACTACTTCCGGCGCACCCCCGGCAAGGAAGACCGCGCCAAGACGGTCCGCGGAGACTGGCCCCTCATCCCGGCGCAGCGCGGCGGTGCCGCATGAGGTGGCCGCTCGTCTCCCGCGCCCGCTACGAGGCCGCCGCCGGTGAAGCCGCCTACGCGGGCGAGCAACTGGTCGGCACGTCCATCGTCAACGACTGCCTCACCGACGCCAACCTCGCCGTCGCCCGCCGGCTGACCCGCGCGCTCCGGGCCTGCGCCCGCTACCGGGTCGCGCTCGCCGTCGACCGGCTCCTCGCCGACCGGCTCCAGGCCCGCCTGGACGACGCCCTCGGCCTCAACACCACCGCGGTCGCCGCTGGCGAGCAGTGGCAGTCCCGCCGCGACCCGAAGATGAGGTACGACGCCTGATGTTCGGCATACCGATCACTGCGGAGACCGTCGGCGGCGCCGTCCTCCTCGCCACCGTGCTCCTCACCGCCATGGCCACCGGCGCCCTCATCGCCGCCGCCTGCGCCGTAGCCCGCGCCATCGTCCACCGCGTCCGCGCCCGCCGCCAGAACCTCACCGTGGCGGAGCTCCGGCTCCTCGACGAGCTCGACACGCACCTCGACAACTACCTCGCCGACAACCCCGACATCGAGGACGGCCTCAACCGTCTCCAGGCCGCGGTCCGCGAGCACCAGCGGGAGGACCAGTGACCAGCCGCCCCGTCCACGGCGACGTCAACACCTACAAGAACGGCTGCCGCTGCTCGGCCTGCCGCGAGGCCAACCGGATCTACCAGAACGCGGCCAACGCCCGCCGCCGCAACGACCCTGCCGGCGCCGATCGGGCCGGGCACGGCAAGCGCAGCACCTACGTCAACTGGTTCTGCCGCTGCCTGCTCTGCCGCACGGCGAGCGCCGAGGCCCAGCGCGCCCAGCGCGAGCGCCGGAAGGAGCGCACCCAGTGACCGTCTACACGATCGCCCTGCCGGCCGGGCTGCGGCTGCTGAACTCCAACCAGCGCCCGCACCACCACGACAGGGCCAGGCTCACCAAGGCGCTGCGGGACGCCGCGATGGAGGCCGTCAGCGAGCACACCGCGCTCATGCAGGCACTCGCCGCGGCGAAGCCGGGTCCGTTGTTCCAGCGGGCGCACGTCCTCGGCATCCTCCGCCCGCCGTCCGCGCGCCGAGCCGACCCCGCCAACTGGTACCCGTCGTTCAAGGCCGCGGTCGACGGTCTGGTGGACGCCGGTCTGCTGGCCGACGACGACCACACCCGGCTCGTCGGCCCGGACATGCGGCTCGGGGAGAAGGTGAAGGGCGGCCAGCTCGTCCTCATCGTGCGCGGCCTCGCCGCCGGCGAAGACCCGCTCTGCTCGGTGGAGGTGGCGGCCTGATGCCGACCCCGCCAAACGCTCCAGACTCCGCGATCATCGCCCTGCTCGGCGACGGGTACAGCAACAAGCGGATCGCCACCGAACTCCACGTCGACAAGGTCCGTGTCGCCCGCCTGCGCCGCGAACACAGCATCCCCAACGTCGTGCAACAGCCACTCACCCTTGAGCAGAAGTGGGCCACCCGGACCCGGCCTGTAGAGGGTGGCCATCTCGAATGGGTCGGCGAACGTGCCACCGCATCCGGCACACCGGTCATGCGGTACAAGGAGGCGTACTACAGCCCGGCCGCCGTCGCCTTCGAGATCAAGCACGGCCGCCCGGCCGAGGGCTACGTCCGTGCCGACTGCGGCTACAAGCAGTGCGTCGCCCCGGACCATGTCAACGACGAAGCCGGACGGCAGGAAGCGCGACGGAAGCTGCGGGCCGAGCGCGGCCTCGGCGACCCATCGCAGGAGTGCAGCAGGGGCCACAGCCAGGCCGAGCACGGCCGGTTCGAACCGGACGGCACCGCGTACTGCCAGATGTGCAAGGTGCTGGACAAGCGCGCCCAGCGCTTCGGGAAGCCGTCGCTCCGGCCGCGGGCCGCTTCCCTGGAGGACGCGTTCCGGCTGCGGACCAAGCCGACCAGCGGCGGACACGTCTGCTGGACGGGCTCCTTCAACAACTCCACGCCGAGCCTGCGCTTCCAGCACGTCAACCACTCCCCGTACCGGATCGCCTTCCGTCTCCACCACGGCCGTGATCCCGAGGGCCAAGCGAAACCGGCGTGCGGCATGCCGCACTGCGTGGCCGGCGCGCACCTGGAGGACCGGCCGATGCGGCAGCGCACCAACTCCCTGTACGACGCGATCTTCGGAGCCTGACCATGAGCAAGCACATCCCGAAGCCCACCGACCGCGCGTGGGTGAAGCTGGCCTTCTGCCGCGTCGAGGACCCGGAAGTCTTCTTCCCGCCGAGCCAGAACATCGCCGGCCTCAACAGGGCCCGCGCGATCTGCGAGCAGTGCCCCGTCGCTGAGCAGTGCCTCGCCGACGCGCTGGCCGCGGAGGGCGGCAAGTCCGCCGACTCCCGGTACGGCGTGTACGCGGGGACGACGCCGAAGGAGCGGGCGCGCCTCTACCACCGGTTGCGCGTCAAGGCGAACCGCCAATCCGCGGCCTGATGCCCGTCCGGCCCGCCCCGGTCTGCGATATCCCCGCCGGCGCGCACGAGGGCCCGGTCCGCCTGTACCCCGCCGGGTGGTTGTGCTCCGCGCACAGCCCCTGGCGGGCCCGCGGACTCCCCGAACCACCACCCGGACTCAACGCCCCGAAGGGGGACTGATGACCGCCCCGATACAACCCGCCCTCGACGGCACGGTGCCCGTCGCTGGACTCGACTACCACGCCTGGTGCGACCTGGTTCAGCCCGCGTTCGTGGCCGCGGCGGCGTCCGGCCGGCGGTTCACGACGTACGAGGTCGCCGCGGACAACGACCTGCCCGAGCCGCCCTGCCCGCGCGCCGACTGGGGCAACTTCACGCAGACTCTCGTCCGCGACCGGCTCATCGAGCACGTCGGGTTCGACCGCAGCAGCCGGCCGACCGGGGAGAAGTCCGCAGTCGCGGTGTGGCGCGGCACCCGCGCGGCGCAGGCCGGGAGGGCCGCCTGATGGCCGCCCGCACCTGGCGAGCCAACGGCCCCGGCTCGTTCCAGGCCCCCATAGATGTGCGTGCGGTCACCGACCGGACCGGCCGCTGCTGGACCCGCAGTGGCACCCGCTGGACGTGCACCGGCAGCCACTACATCCGCTGGCGGGTCCTCATCGCCGACCACGGGCCACTCACCGAGGAGACCCGGCCGTGAACTGCCCCCGCTGCTCCGCCCCGGTCCCGCCGAACGCCGGCTGGTGCAAGGCCTGCTCGGCACCCATCGGCCAGTAACAGCAGAGCCCCGCCGGGCCGAATCCGGCGGGGCCACCCACCAAGGAGAACACGACATGGGCCTCTACCACTCCGTCAGCCTCGCCTACGGCTTCGAGATCCCCGCCGACACCGACCTCGACCTCATCGACCAGGTCATCGGAGACGGCCCCGACCTGGTCAAGGACAGCGTCGGCCACCACGTCATCGGCGACTACGACCAGATGCTCCTCGTCACCCGGTTCACCACCGTCGCCGAGAACACCGTCGTCCGCCTCACCGCCGACACGCTCGCGTCTGTCGCAGAGCTGGCCGCATGGGACTCAGCGCTCGACGACGTCGCCGCTCGCCTCGGCTGTTCCGACCACCCGGAGCCCGCCTGGCTGGTCATCCACAACTACCGCTGACGCACAACAGAGCCCCGCACCAGCACGGTGCGGGGCCCGGAGAGAGGAGGGGCAGTGTCAGGACTCGGCGATGTTCTTCGCGGCCTGGATGTCGCGCTGACGCCGGCGCCAGGCGTTGACCTCACGCATGACGTACATGCGGATGTCTGCGGCGCGCGCGAGGCCCTTCTCCTTGCACACCTTCTCGTAGTCCGCCCATACGTCGTCCTCGATGCGGACCATGCGGCCGGGCGTCCCCTTCGTCGTCATGTCGACAGCGTAGCTGACCGGTCACCCGCCACACACCCCCACCCGCTTGATCGTATTGCTTATGTGTTGCGGGTGACTATACACCCCAGGGTAGAATCAAGGGCAGGAAAGGCGCTCGAACAACCGCCCTGACAAGGGGCGTTACTCGACATGCCCTGACCAGCACAATCGAAAGAAGGACCGTTGAGCCTGGAAGCCACCGTGTGGGCGCTCAAGTACGCACCGCCCATGCCTCCGCAGCTGCTCGGCACCCTGTTCGGCCTCGCCGACCACGCCGACAAGCAGGGCCGCGGTGCCTACCCGTCCGTGCGCACGCTCGCCGCGTACGCCTGCAAGACGGAACGGTCCGTGCAGCGCGACCTCAAGGAACTCCTCAAGCTCAACCTCATCCGCCCCGGCGACCCCGCCGTGGCCGCGCACATCCCGGCCGAACGCCGGCCCGCGGTCTACGACCTGGCGGTGGAGAACACCGTGCCGGGTGGCCGCGCTGGCGACGATGAGGCGACGCAGGCGTCACGGGTGACGCTGACGTCATCCCGCGCGCGGGGCGGACGTAAAAACACAGCTCACCCCAAGAGTGAGGTGACGTCCACGTCAGGGGTGACGCCCACGTCACCCCCCGACACCCACGTCACCCCCGGGGTGACGCCCACGTCCGAGTGGGGTGACGCCCACGTCGCAACCGGGGTGACGCCCACGTCACCCAAACCGTCCTTTGAACCACCCACTAACCGTCCGTTGAACCGGGGGGTGGACGAGCCCGTCGACAACACCGCGCCCGGCGCCGCGCTGGCCGCCTGGCCCGAAGGGCCCCCCGCACCCATCGACACCGACGGCTTCACCGTCACCGACGCCATGCGCCGCTGGGCCAACGACGTCCACCCCCACGTCAACCTCGCCCACTCCACCCAGCAGTTCATCTCCCACTACCGATCCACCGGCACCCGCCGCCGCAACTGGCCCGAAGCCTGGCGGAAGTGGATCGCCGAAGACGCCGACCGCGGAGCCCGCCGCCCCGGCAACGTCTTCCACCTCCCCACCGGCCAGACCCTCACCGGCACCGACGCGAAGGTCGCCGGCTGGATGGCCATCGCCGAACAACTCCGCCAGGAAGGAGACTCCGCATGACCAGCACGATGGAGTGGATCCGCCGCACCTACGACGTGCCCGCCCGCCACGGCATGCGCATCACGTACGACGGCAAGCCCGCCACCATCGTTGGCGCGGGCGGCGGCTACCTCCGCTTCCGCATCGACGGCGAGAAGCACCGCACCGTCGGCCACCCCTGCTACCTGATCGTCTACCCGGCCGTCCCCGAGCCCGCCCGCCCGCGCGGCTGGTGCAAGCACTGCATGAAGGACCGCGCCATGACCCGCGACGGCGTCATGGGCAACCACCGCTGGGGCGGCAAGGGCTGGTCCGAACCGTGCCCCGGCAGCGGCAAGCCCCCGTGGAAGCCCGTCCGCAACCTCACCCACCCCGGCGAGCAGCGCGAGGAGGACGGCCGGTGAACGCCAAAGAGGCCGCCGAACTCCTCGCCCACTGCTCCGGCTTCGACAACCGGCAACCCTCCGTCGCCGCCGCCATCGCATGGGCATCCGCCCTCCACGACCTCCCCCTCGACGCCGACACCAAGGCCGCGGTCGCCGCCTACTACACGACTCCGCCGAAAGACCCCGACGCGAAACTGTGGATCCTCCCGCACCACGTCCGCACCCTCCGCAGCAAGATCCGGTCGGCCCGGCTGGAGAACTTCCAGTACGAACCCATCCCCGGCGAAACCACCAGCGAATACCTCGCCCGCTACCGCGGCCAGGTCCAAGCCATCGCCTCCGGCCGCATCGCCCCGCCCACCGGCCGACTGGCGCTGGAGGGCGGCCCGTCGAAGGCGTTCATGCAGGAGCTGGAAACCCGCGGCTGGCAGGGCAACCGCACGGTCGACAGCGAGGACGAGCCTGTCGTGGTCGAACTCCTCGACACTGTGCGCCGGTCCGGGCCCCTCGGCATCGCGTGCCCCGCCTGCGGCGCGGCGATAGGCCGCCCCTGCAAGAGCCCTGGGGCCTCGGAGAAACAGCCGTTGGGCAAGCCGCGCATCAAGCCGCACAGCGCCCGCCTGCGCGCCGCCAACGGCCAGCCGAACCAGACCCGCGACGAACGCGCCGCCGCAGAACAGCGAATCCGTGAGATGTCCGCCCGCCACCTCGCCCGCCAGCAGTCGGACGACGACATACCCGACGCCGAGATCATCACCGAGGAGACCGCATGAGCACCGACCCGATCGCCGCCCGCTTCGCCCGCCACACGATGACGGTGCTGCACGAGGACGGCCTGTACCGGCACCTGCGATTCGAGGACCCTGACGGCCAGTACCCGTTCGAGCTGATCACCTGGCCGTTCAACCTGGTCGTCAAGAGCGGCTGGACGTTCCACTTCGACATCGACGCCACCCCGGACATGTTCGACCTGTTCCGTCGTACCGCGTTCCCCGGCGAGATCAACCCCGGCTACTGGTCCGAGAAGGTCCGCGCCGGACGCGACGAGATCGAGGGCTTCAACCCGGACCTCTTCGAGCAGCAGGTGAAGCAGTACGTCGTCCACTCCATCCGACACGGCGAAGCGCCGCGCGGCATCGGCGCCGAGGTCACCCGCGAGATCTTCGAAATGGGCGACATCAGCCACGAGGCAGGCGCCCGCGCGGCATTGGCGGACTTCCGCTACAACGACTGGGACTTCGGCGACCTGCCGGAGTGGGACTTCAGCGACTACACGCCCGGCTTCCTGCACAGCTGCCACGCGATCCGCCACGGCATCGACCTGTGGACCACCTCCCGCAAGCCGGCGACCGCATGAACGCCCGCCGGCCCGGCGCCCCCATGCCCGACAGCCTCCGCGCCACCCTCACCACCACCGTCGGACACCCCGCACGCGCCATCCAGTGCCCCCACTGCCGCGCACTCCCCGGCAAACCCTGCGTACTCCGCACCAACGGCCGGGCGCTCCCCGAACCACACCACACCCGCATCACCGCCTGGGAACAGGAGAACGCCGCATGACCACCCGAGACGACCGCCGCAAGGTCTCCCTCTGCAAGCACTCCTTCCCCATCCAGCCCCCACACGGCAGCCTCGCCAACCCCGGCCCCTGCGCCCGCTGCGACACCACCTGGGCCGACGTCCAAGCCGAACTCGACCGCCAAGAAAACGCCCTCCGCCTCGGCACCGCCCACGAATCCACCTGCACCTGGTGCCACCAACACCGCGTCGTCTTCCGCTACGTCCGCGAACAGCAGCCCTGGGACGAACAGACCCCACCCGTCCTCTGGCTGTGCGCCCGCGACTGGTCCCGCGCCCGCGAAAACGAAGAGACCACCGGCTTCATCGACTTCAACGACCTCTTCGACCACGGCACCGACGAACAACTGGCGGCAGGACTGCGAGGAGCACTGTGAGCCCCCTCGAACGCCTCCTCGCCGAGGAGATACCCGTCCGACCCCAACCCGCCCAACCGTGGGGCCACTGGACACAGCAGCAGCAAGACGCTCACTGGGCCGCCCTCTGCAACACCGTCGGCACACCAGACGCCCCCAGGCCCACCCACATCAAGAACACGGTGCAGAACACCGCCTGACCCACCGCACCGACACGACCACCACACCCAAGGAGCACCGTGAACACCGAGACCGAGGCGGACCGGGCACTCCGTCTGATCGCCTCCCGCAACCTCGCAGCAACGAGCGCCCTCCAGCGCTGGATGAACATCACCTTCGCCCGCGCCAACGACCTCCTTGACGAACTGCACCAGCAGGGCTGGGTCGGGCCCGCCGACGGAAGCGCGGCCCGCACCGTGCACGCCCAGTACTGCCAGCAGTGCGGGCGCATCGGACGCCGGGGATTCCGAACCCACACCAACGACGAGCAGCAGATCAGCATCACGGTCTGCGCCAACAAGACCGCCTGCCGCAAGCGCTGGCCGAACCCGCCCCGCGACGAAGCCTGACCCGTCTACCCGAGGAGTACCCGTGACCCAGCTCGACCTCGACGCGATCGAAACCCGCGCCAACGCCGCCACCCGCTGCCCCGAGGCCGTCGTCAACGGCCGCCAGGACGGCCAGCACACCTGGACTGGCTCGCTGACCCACCTGCGTTGCGAGCTGTGCGGCTTCACCCGGCCGCGCGGGGAGCGCGCGGAGGAGGCCACCGTCATGGCCGCCGAGATCCGCCGCCTCCGCGCCCAGGCCCGCGAGTACGGCGAGCTGGCCGCACGCCGCGAGTCGGAACTAATCGCCCTCCGCGCCAAGTTGGCCCGCGAGGAGCGCGCGCACGGCGAGACCATCGACGAGCGCGACCACTTCCACGACATGGCCGACAAGCTGGCCTACGCCGTCGCCCCCGAGGAGGTCATCGGCGAGCACTCCTCGATGAACTGCCCGTGGGAGAACGCCCTCGACCTGATCACCCCGATGGCCGAGGTCGAGAAGCTGCGCGAGGAGCTGGAGCGGCAGACCGCCCTCGCAGAGCAGGGAGCCCGCGCCAACCGGGAGCTGAGCCGCGTCCGTGCCGTGGTCGCCGCCGTGATCGCCGAGCACGAGAAGGGCGAGCACAACGGCCTCGCGATCTGCCTGCACTGCGCCCAGCTCATGTTCCCGCCGCCCGAGACCGGCATCTGGTCCGAGAGTGCCTACCCCTGCGCCACCCTCCGCGCGCTCGGCATCACCGAAGACCCCGCCGTGGAGGCGCACGTCGTCGCCGACGACAGCGACGACCGCGGGCGGACCGCATGACCGCCTACCCCATCGGCGTCGAGGTCTCATGCGACGGCCCCGCCGAGGACACCGACTGCCCCGACAGCGCCGCCGTTCCCAGCCGGTTCGCATCGAGGACCGCCAGCCAGGTGCGTGCCGACGGCCGAGCTGACGGCTGGGCGCGCCGCCGTCGGGCCGGCCGCCTGGTCGACCTGTGCCCCAGCTGCGCCGCTGCCTCGTCTGCCGCCCGCCAGTCGTGACCCGCACACCACCGAACGGAGACCCGCCGTGAGCCTGCACCTGGTGCCCATACGGTTCCGCGATGCCGCGGCCTACGTCGCCATGTGGCACCGGCACCACCCGGCGCCCGTCGGCATGGTCTTCGCCGTCGGCGCGGCAGACGACGAAGGAGTGCTCCGCGGAGTCGCCATAGTCGGCCGGCCGGTCGCCCGCCACCTGGACAACGGGCAGACCCTCGAAGTCACCCGCACCGCCACCGACGGCACCGCCAACGCCAACAGCTTGCTGTACGGGGCCGCGTGGCGCGCAGCAAAGGCCCTCGGCTACACGCGACTCATCACCTACACGCAGGCCGGCGAGACGGGCGCCAGCCTCCGAGCAGCTGGCTGGCGTGTCATCGCCGAGCGCCCGGCCCGTCCCGGGTGGAGCGTCCCGAGCCGGCCGCGGACGCCGACCGGCACTGAATGGATCCCTCGAACGCTGTGGGAAGCCACCGCATGACTCACCTCTGCGCGGCTCGGGCGGCTCCAATCCGCCCGAGCCGGCGCCCCGACCATCTCACAGGAGTACCCGTGACCCAGCTCGACCCCGACCTCCGCGACCGCATCGCCGAGGCCGCTCTCAGCGCCGTCGAGGCTGCGCTGGACGACACCTTGCTGCCCGCCGCGCGCGAGAAGGCGCTCGCCGGGATCGCCGCAGTGCTGCCCGCGCCCGACCAGCGGGCCGCCGTCCTGCTGGAGGCCGCCGAGGTCGCCGAGTCCCTGCGGCAGTTCGAGCGCTGCACTGGCCCACGGGCCGCCGCGCAGGTCTCCGAGAACGTCGGCATCCTCCGCGTCGCCGAGGCGCTGCGCCGTCTGGCTGGCGAGGCGCAGCAGGACGAGGCACCGGGCGGCGAGGAGGCGCACACCGGTGGCAACGCGGAGGACTGCCCCGTCTGCCGCCCGCAGATCGACAAGACCGTCCTGTACCCGTGGATCTGCACCGGTGCCGCCCCGGCGCGGTCCGGGCAGCCCGAGACGGACTGAGCCAACCCTCTGTGGGGCCGTGTGGTGCAGCGCGGCCCCACAGAGGGGCTAGGCGGGCGCCAGACAGCCCCACAGAGCGCGCGCGACTCACGCGACACAGGGACCAACTCCAGGCCCGCAGACGGGCGTACAGGACTTTCGATCAAGGAGAACAGTGAACCCCGCAGACGAACTCGCCGCCGCAGCCGACAAACTCCGCGCACTCGCCACCGCCGTCAGCGCACCCGAACCCGCCCTCCAGCCCTTCCACGCGGAAGGGTGCGACGTCACCCAGGGCAGAACCCCCGGCCTGTACGACGTCGCCACCACCCAGACCCCCGAACTCGCCAACTACATCGCCGCCATGGACCCCACCGTCGGCCTCGCCCTCGCCGACTGGCTGGAGACCACGGCCGCCAAGCTCAACCACAGCACCCACCCAGGCTGGCAAGACCACGTCGAACCGCACGCCCTCACCGTCGCCCGCGCCATCCTCGGCGGCCAGCCGTGACCGGTCCGTCCAGCACGCCCCGCGGCGAGCACACGCCCACGACCGGCGCCACCTGGTCCACCGAACTCGTGCGCACCGAGGAGGTCATAGCCGACGACGCGCCCGACCCCCGGCCCAACCGGGCCACCCGACGCGCCCTCGCGCGCGCAGCACGGAGGAGCAAGTAGCCCTCGACGGCGGCGGCATCAAGCTCACGGCGAAGTGACCGCTCAACGCCCGGCGCCCCGCCCAGCCGGCGGGGCGCTTGCGTGTTCGGCCGGCGTCCGCGCCCTTGACCCCCACTGATCTCGGGCGCACCCTGATCCCTCACGCCCCGGAGGGAACCAGCCATGGCCGAAAACGACGACCACCGCATCGTCAGCCGCGAAAACCCCGACGGCACCCGCCACATCGCCGCCCTACAGCGCACCCCCGAAACCGACCAGCTCAGCGACGACCAGATCATCACCTCACTGCAAGAGTGGAAAGCCAACCGCCAGCCCTCCAGCAGCACCTACGAGCGGTGGCCCATGCCCGCCTCGTTCAACGACTGGCTCGACACGACGAAGCCCGCCGGCCCCGACCCGTGCCCCACATGCGGCTGCTGGAGCCTCCGCATCGGCGCCGCACCAGGCGGGCCGGGCGACGAGAAGGTGGTGTGCACGATGCTCAGGTGCGTGGCCTCCCCGTTCTACGGGGCGTCGTAGCCGCCGCTACCCCCACGCGTCTGGTCCGCCGCCCCGCCACACGATCCAGTCCGCCCGGATCACGTCCAGGTCGTCCACGCCCTCCAGGCCGGCGCGGCGCAGGAACTCCACCACATCGGTCAACCGGAACGCCCTGCCCGAGATCTCGCCGTCGATCCGGACACGCCGGCCACCATCCTCATCAGGCGGGTACACGATCACGGCAGGCATACACCCAGCGTCCCGTGACCCGGCCGCGGGCGCGCGCTCGGTACGGCCGAACGGATCTGCTTGACACCGGGGGGATGCTGGATCTGCGGTTCTGGTCTCCGCTGCTGCACCACGAATCGCGTGCTACTCGGGACGGCTCCCCGACACGACGAAGCCCCGGCCAGTGGTCGGGGCTTCTCGTCTGCGCGGGCGCGACTACGGACGCCACGCCTCGTTGTAGTCGGGGTGATCGGCGTACGCCGAAGCGAGCAGGCGCAGCGTCCGGCACGGGAACGTCTCGCCGTCGCACTCGGCGCACCAGTCCCCGGATCGCTCCTCGTGGTCGGCGTTGACCACCTCGATCAGTTCGGCGTGGTGAAGCTCAAGCAGGGCACGCTGGGCTTCGACGTCGCGCAGGACACGCGCCGGATCATGACGAACGATGTGGTCGCGCTCGCCACCGGTGATCGCAAGAGCCACACGGTGAACCGGTCCCGACGACTCCCCGACCGGGACCGCCGTCACCCAGTTGGCAGCCGGCCCGTCCACCCAGGCGCCGCCCGCGGCCTGTGCTACCCGCTCGTCCTCGTCCAGCCGGGCGCGCAGGAACTGCACCAGATCATCCATCCGACGGCTCCTCGACCCCGGTGATGTCGAACCCGAACGGGACGTCCGAGCAGGCGTCGTAGATCTCCTGCCGGACCTGCTCCGCCGTGACGTCCGAGTCGGCCTCGATCCGCATGGTCAGGATGTAGGTGCTCATCTGGGGCACTCCTTGCTGCTTGGGCGGGGCGAGGTCTGTCCGCTTGCCTTGCTGCGGCGGGTTCGCTTCGAACCACGCGGCCACCTCGTCAGCGCGGTACTGGATCTTCGTAGAGCCCTCGATCTGAACTGGCCGGGGGAAGGAGGCGCTGCGCCGGTACGTGTGCAGTGCCGACCGGCTGACCCCGTGCTCCAGCTCGATCTGCTTCAAGGTGATCAAGCGGCTCCCCTCGCTTTCAGGGTTCTTGGGCACGGCTACATCCTCCCTGAACCTCTGGACAATGTCCAGAGGTTCTGTCACTGTGGAACGGCACCAACAAGTACGGCCCCGGCGGGAGTTGCACCTCCCGCCGGGGCCAGCCATCAACCTGCCGTGAACAGGAGAGATGACCGTGACACACGGTACAAGCCCGGCACCGCAACCGCCCAGCCCCGTCCTGGCCGAGTACGCCGAAGCCACCCAAGCCTGCCGCGACATCGCCGCCAGGGTCGGCATCCGCAACTGCGACAACGACCCGGACTGGAAGGCCGCCGAGTGGCGCGCCAACGACCTGTTCGACAAGGCGCTCGCCGCCGGGCACACCATGGACGAAGTCCTGAAAGCGGGGCGAAAGCAGTGACCGCCCAGCAGCCCGAGCCCGACCGCACCCCGCGCGCCAACCAGATCCTCGCCGAACCCGCCACCGTCGAAGCCTGCCAAGCCGACTACCAGGCCGCCGCCGACGTCCGGCAGAACCTCGCCGCACAGGAAGCGAGGCAACGGTGAGCTGGCTCGACCGCCTCCTCGGCAACGACCACGAGCGCGCCGCCACCCAGTACGCCGGCCGCGAGTCCGCCACCGAACGCGCCACACGGCAACGCCGCGCCAGCCACCACCGCAGTGGCGCCCAACAAGCCGCCCGCGCCGGCCAAGCGTGGGAAGACCGCGACCGCGCCCAGGACACCAAGGGCCGCTGGTACCGAGCCGCCAGGTAAGGAGCAACGCCATGGAGAAGTTCGGCTTCGGCCTCGGCATCATCCTCAGCTTCGCCGCCGGCATCTTCGCCGTCGTCTGGATGACCACCCACTGACCCACCCCAGACCGCCGGCCCCCGCGTACCCAACATCCCCCCGTCCGCGGGGGCCGGCACCCCGGAGGCACCATGCGCCGCCACTTCCAACACCCGCTCGCCCGCCGCGGGTTCACCGTCCTCGCCGTCGTCGCCGCGCTCAACGGCCTCTGGGCTCCCGCCGTCGTCTGCACCCTGCTCGCCGCCTACGCCTGGCACAACCGCCGCCGCTAACCGCCCGGAGAAGCACCGTGAAGAACCCGACCGCCGCGCTCGCCGCCGGCGCCGCAGTCGTCACCATCGCCCTCACCGGCGCCGCCTTCTGGCTGTCCTACGAACACCTCCACGACATCGCCGGCGGCAACGGCCTCGGCGGCGCACGCGCCTGGGCCTGGCCCGCAACCGTCGACCTCTTCATCATCGCCGGTGAACTCCTCGTCCTCCGCGCATCCCTCCGCGGCGCAGTCGACCGGTGGGCATACGCACTCGCCGCAGTCGGGTCCCTCGGCTCCATCGCACTCAACGTGTTCGGCGTCGGCGACAGCGCGCAGCCGATGGAGTACGTAGTCGCAGCCGTCCCCCCATCGGCTGCACTCATCGCATTCGGTGCACTCATGCGGCAGGTCCACGACGCACTCCACCGCGCCCAGGCCACAGCGACGCCTGCGCAACCGGACGCGGGTACCGACTTCGAGCGCGCAGCCGAACAGGCGGTCGAAGTCGCCGACTCGGATTCGCGGGCCGCGTTCGTTCTCGACTTCCACCCCCACCCGCAGCCGCATCCCGACGTGTGCGCAACCGCATCCGCCGCAGCTCACGCCCCGGATGCACCCGCCCAGCAGCCGGAGAGTGCACCCTCCGCATCCGACGCGATCGTGCGCCCCATGCCCACCCCGGCTGCGGATGCAGACCTCCTTGCAGCCGCACTCGAAGTCAACGCAACCGCGCTCGCCGAGACCGGGCAGCGCGCATCTCTCCGCCGACTGCAGTCCGAGCTGCGCATCGGCCAGAAGCGAGCCCAGCGCATCCAGGCGCAGCTGCCCGACACCCTGCCCGCACCCGCAAGCAAGGAGGCGTGATGGATGCGCAGCCACCGCCCGGCGGCGACGAACTGCGCACCCGCCACTACCTCCAACATCTCGGCGCCCGCCCCATCGGCCACCAGGAGCCCACCATGACCACCCCCGAACCCCGCCGGCCCGTCACCCCCACCCGGATCATCCCCGCCAGCGCCCCGCTGCCCGCGCGAGCACCCGACCCCGACGAGCTACCGCCCTGGCGCACCCCACCACCGCCCCCGCCGGTCATGACCGCCGAGCCCCCGCCCACTCCGCCGCCCCCGCCGCCAGCCGAGGTCATCCACCACCACATCCACGAGCACATCCTCGTCCCCTACGACGAGGAGGAGGAGCCCCGGCCGCGGCTGTGGGCGCGCCTGTGGGACACGCTGGTCACCTGGCGGCTGGTCGTCGCGATCCTGCTCGCGCTCACCCCCTGGTGCGGCGGCCGAAGCCCCGTCGGGATCTGGGGCCACACCGTCCACCAAGCCCGCACCGACGTCGGCATGGGGGCCGCCTACGTCATCGCCGGGATCGCCGTCGCCGTCAGCTGGGCCCTCAGCCGGCGTACCGGCCGCGCCCTACCCCGCTTCCTCCTCGTCACCACCCTGGTCGGGGGCCTCGGCGTCCTCGACTGGTTCGACCCGATCCTCGCCCTCACCGGAGTCCACCGCTGATGACCGGCACCACCACCCTCACCCTCGGCGGCCTCCTCGCCGCCCTCCTCGTCCTCGTCGCCAACTTGCACCCCTGGTACCGCGGCGGCCGCGAGATGAAGCAACTCGCCGCGTTCGGCAAGGGCTTCGCCGCCGCCGCATGCGCCGCAGCCTGCCCCGGCGGCATACTCGGCTGGGCCCACACACACGCCGGCGGCATCGCCAACGGCGCCGGCCAGCAAGCAGGCTCCGCAGCCACCGGCACCACGGCCGCCAGCAGTCTGACCAGCGGCCAGCTCACGGGCCTGTCCGCGACCGGTGCCGTCGTGGTGGTGGTCGCGGTGGCCCTCGCGGTCCTCGCCTACAAGGCGGCGGGCAAGGCGGACAAACGGCGGATCGTCGGCGGGTTCTTCGTCGGCTCCGTGCTGCTCCTCACCGCAGGCGTCGCCGGGGCCCTCTCGTGGCTGCCTGCCGCCCTCAACGGCGCCGGGAGCGGCGTGGTGTCCGCCGTGCAGGGATCGGGGCTCCTGTGAGCCGCCTCGCCCGCCCCGCGGCCCGCCTCGCCGACGGCTCCGCCATCCTCGCCCGCGCGATCGGCAGGCGCGTGACCGCATGGGTGGCGCGCGGCCGACGCCACGACCTCACTGGGTGGCGGGCCGCGCTCGGCTGCTGGTTCCGGCTCGCCGTCCTCACCCTCGGCGTGTACCTGCTCTGGCGGCTCGTCCGCGCCATGCCGAACCTCATGTGGGTGTTCAGCGGCGTGTGGGTCATCGCCGCATGGAGGGCCGGCCGCAACGCCTCCGCGGACGTCGAGGAGGCCGACGAAGAGGCGCCCGCGCCCCCCGACGCGGAGGCTGTGCGTGCCCTCCTCCTGGCCCTCATGGGGGACGGCTCCGGAGTGCACCTGCGGACCGTCCTCGCCCACCTCCAGGAGCACGCCGGCTGGGAGGGCCGCACGATGGCCGATCTGCGGGCCCGATTGGACCGCCTCGGCATCCCCTTCGACCGCAACGTGAAGGTGGCCGGCGTGCCCACCTGGGGGGTCCGGCGGAGGGATCTTGAAGCCCCTACCCCGGTTAGGGAGACGGACGTGTCTTCCGGGACGGAGCTACCCGTTTGACCTGCACTTTCTACTGATCGTCTCCCTGCTTCTCCCGCCCGTCTCCCACCTTGGAGACGGGCCCTTTTGTGAGATAATCAAGATCCAACGAACAGACCCCGGCGAGCGCGCCAACGCTCCCGGGGCATGGCCGATCTGCTGAGGAGATCGACATGACTGAGCCTATCGCGCGCTGCCTAGGCATCGAAGAGGGTGCTCCTTGCACAGACCTGGCGACGATCACGCTGCCGGTGCCCTTGTGCACGCATCATCAGATGCAGGTGGCTATGGCGATCGTTCCCGAGATGCTTGCTTCCGCTGCTTCGCTGGCAAAGCGCGCACCACTGCCTGTGGCCGTTGACACGCAAACGCTTCGCGTGGTGACCAAAGCCCAAACCGCTCAACTCGACCTCGCCGGTGTTCACGGTGCGCGGGTGTACTTCATCCGCAACGGCGATCGCATCAAGATCGGCTACACCACCAACTTGCGTAATCGTCTCGATGCTCTGTGCCTGCGTCCAGACGCCGTTCTCCTCCTGCTGGAGGGCGGGAAACTCCTTGAGGGCTCCCTGCACAGGCACTTCGCCCAGCACCGCGTCCCGAATACCGAATGGTTCCGGTACGTCGAGGAGATCAAGACGTACATCTCCATGAAGCTGAATGGGATTCCGATCCCGGCAAGTCGAAGCGGACACATTGACGAGACCAAGGCCCAAGAGGCTGTGCGCATCGCTGGCTTCCATGCCGGGCCCAAGGGCGAGGTACTGGTCTCACGTGAAGGGCTGCTCCAGGCGATCAGGGCGCACGCGGGCAACGGCCAGGGTGTCCACCTCGCCGACATCCTGACAACGCTTCATCAGGCCGGTCTGCCCGGGTACTGGACCGTCACTGCTCTGCGTGAGGCATGCGTCGCCCATGGCATCCCTGTCGAGCGTCAGCTCAAGATCGGACGCCGCAACCGACCTGGCATCCGGATCGATGCCCTTGCGCCAACAGTTGGTTGACAGCCCCGCCACACTGAGAGTGCACCCCTGGTTTCGAGCACCTCGGGTGCTCCCCCGAGAGGCCCCTGCCGCGCCCCCGTCAGCAGGGGCCTCGCCCATGTCCAGGCTCCGGGTCGGCGGCCGGCGGGACGGGGATCGCGCGGGCGAGCCAGCCGCGGCCGACGGCGTCGGTGGGCAGGGTCGCCGGCCGGGCGCCGAGCCGGGTGCACAGCTCTTGGAGGGCGCGTTCGCATTCGTCGCGGGTGTCTGCCTGCACTGCGTACCTGATCGCCACGAGGATCAGTGTGCCGCCACCAGGCCCGGTGCGCTGCCGGTTCCGGCATGCGAGGGTCACGGATCGGAGACAACGCCCTCACACCGACTCCACACCAGCGCATGATGCGGCCAACGCCACCACCACCTCGGGGGACCCCATGCGCCGCACCGCCATCGCCCTGCTCATCACCGGACTCGCACTCGCCGGCTGCTCCAGCACGAACGCCGCCCCGAGCCCGTCGAGCCCAGCGCAGAGGCTTGCCGACCTGGATGACGGGAGCCACACCGTCAGCCAGTACCAGAAGGCGCTCGACACGTGGGGAACGCGCTGCACGGAGAGCACCACGACGCTGGCCGGCTACGTGTATGCGACGGTCGAAGACCTCCGGAAGAACGGCATCAACGACGAGTCCGAGTACAGCGCGCTCACCCACCTCCGGGATTCAACGCCTGCTGGGGTGAAGACGAAGTGCGAGGACGTGGCGGCCGGCTACCTGGCGCTGCGCGAGGGCGGGAAGCAGTAGCCCACCCAGGGAATGGCCCCGCTCCGGAGTCCGGGCGGGGCCTTCGTCATGCGGCGGGGTGGCGGGTCGGTAGCTCGTCCTCGCTCCACTGCCCGAGGATCTCGTCTTCGTGAACGTCGGCCGGGTCATGGCCTGGCGGCAGGATGCACTCGGCTTCGCATGCCTCGTCGTCCGGCCAGAACACGGCTGTCGCGCCGCAGCGTTCACCGGGCTCGCTCATGTGGTGGGCTCCTCGTCCGGGTGCACCGGGGCCGCGCCGCGCACGTGCGGGTCGATGTGGTCGGCCGCGAACTGTGTTCCCGGATCGGTGTCCATCTGCCGGATCTGCTCGGCCAGCTCGTGGGCGTAGGCGTCGATCAGCTCGTTGGCCCGGTCGTCGTCCATGTACAGGTGGTTGTGGGTCATCTCGCGCAGAAGATCGGCGCGTGCGCTCATGCGGTCTTCTCCTCGCTGCTCTTGACCAGGCGTCGGATGTGTTCGCGGGTCCAGCCGGTGATGCGGACGACGGTGGCCTGTGCGCCGCGCTCGTCGGTTTCCCGGAGGAAGGCGACGGCCTCGGCTTGCAGGTCGGCGCGCGCGGCGTCGAGGGCGGCTTCGGCTTCTCGGTAGCGCTGGGCGGCGAGTTCCAGCTTGGCAGTGTCCATACGGGGAGTCTCCCACAAGATTGGCCAACCAAGTAGGCCAAGTGTATTGACTAAAGCCAATCGAGTAGGCCAACATGGGTGGCATAAGGAAACGCCGCACCGAGGGGGACCCCGATGAACGCCGCCACCCGCACCGCCCGCCGCACCCTCCGTGACCGCACCCGCACCCACCGCGCCAACGCGAAGATCCGCCGCCACGGCGTGGCCACGCTGACGACGCACTGCATCGCCACCGGGCTCGGCGTGAAGGAGGCCCGCTCGGTGGCCGGCTCCCTCCGCAAGAACACGGAGAAGGCAGGCGTCACCGGCACCCCCGGCATCAGCTACGCCAAGAACGTCAAGGCCCGCACCTGCACCCGCTACACCCCGGCCGAGGTCGCCCGGATCGCCGTCATCTACCGGCCCCGCAAGCCCGCCTACCGCACCGCCGCCGCCCGCCTCGCCCTCGCCGCCTGACACCCGCCACCCCTCCAGCCCACAGGAGAACCTCATGGTCACCGCCCGCATCCACGGCTACCTCAACGACACCGGCACCCAGACCATCGGCGGCACGATCCTCGCCAGCGGCGGCCGGCACGACGACATCAAGACGGTGCAGTGGGACGACGGCCAGACCACCCACGTCGCCGAGCACGACCGCGGCACCACCTGGGACTACACCGAGGACTGACCTGTCGGGCCCGCCACCACGCGCGGGCCCGCACCGCCGCTTGACCCCCGCCATACGCTCAACCCACCGCCGAAAGGACCCCGCCATGCAGGTCATCAAGGTCGCCGACGACGGCACCCTCCGTATCGAGTTCACCGCCGATGAGGCCAAGCAGATCCGCGACGACCTGGACGGTGCCTGGTGCCGAGCGGGAGAAGCAGGCAAGGAGTTCGTCCGTTACGTCGACACGCTGTACGGGGAGCGCCCGGCCCCGACGTTCCCCGGCGGCGGCTTCTGACCCGCACGCCCGCCGCCTGACCGCCCGCACGAAAGGACCCCCGCCATGACCGGGCTGCCCGCCGTGAAGGTCGGCGACCCGCTGATCCTCGTCACCGGCAACAAGTACCAGGGCGACGAGCCCGTCACCGTCTCGCGTGTCGGCCGGAAGTACCTCTACGTGTCGCTCCACGGTCACGAGCGCCAGGAACGCTTCGACCGCGCGACGGGCGTCGAGGAAGGCCAGCGCGGAATCCGCGCGCGCCTGCTGACGCAGGAGCAGTACGACGACCGGGCGCAGCGCGACAGCCTGTTCACCCGGCTCTACGACGCCGGGATCGAGGTGGCCTTCCGGGTGCGCGACGACCTGACCACCGACCAGCTCCGCTCGCTGCTCGCCGTGGTCGAGACCAAGGAGGGCTGATGCTCGCAGCCAGTGAACGCGTCCGGGAGGGCGGGCAGAGCGTCCTCGTCTGGCACAAGGCTGCCGAGCCCGAGCGCTGCAACGGCGAGTGCGACTGGCACCCGATCGCGTGCAGCCCCACCGAGGGCATCGTCACGCCCGGCCCACTGAAGGATGTTCCGCCGGACCTGGACGAACCCGGCCAGCGCTGGTGCGCCGATTGCCTCACCCTCCCCACCACCTGACCACCCGACACGACAGGACGAACCCCATGACCCTGGCTGAACTCCGCGCCGCGCTCGCCAAGCTCGACCACCTGCCCGACGAGACCAAGGTGATCCTCGCCAAGGACGCCGAGGGCAACGGCTTCTCCCCGCTCGACGGGGCCGAAGAGGGCATGTACTGGGCCGAGACCACCTGGAGCGGCGAGCACTACCTCAGCGAAGAACAGCGCCTCGCGAAGGACGAGCCCGACGACTGGTCGCCCGCACCCGACGACGCGGTACCGGCAGTCTTCCTGTGGCCCGTGAACTGACCCCTGCACGCCGAAGCCCCCGCTGCGACGCCCGACGCAACGGGGGCTTCCCCCTGCGCGCCAGCCGTAGAGCCGCCACCCCGGTTGCACGCATCGTTACCATCAAACCACGCCCAACCGGTAACACCCACACGCGAAGGGGGCCCTGTGACCGCCACCAACACCCCCGACAACGGCATCCGAGGACGCGACGGCAAAGGGAAGTTCACCCGCAGCATCGAAGGCGCCGAACGAGACGCCGAAGTCGCCCGCCTCTACTCCCAAGGCGGCATCAGCTTCCGCGCGGTCGGCGAACAACTCGGCATCAGCAAATGGGCCGCCATCAGCGCCTACAACCGCGCCGTCCGCGACGTCGTCCAAGAAGCCGGCGAAGAAGCCCTCAAAGTCCACGCCGCCCGACTGGAGCACGTCGTGGCCCGCTGCATGGAGATCGCCGAGACCGACCACGTCATGGTTTCCCACGGCCGCATCGTGTACGACGACGACGGCCAGCCACTCAAGGACACCGCCCCGGTGCTGGCCGCGTTCCGCGAACTCCGCGGCGCCCTCGCTGACTTCCGCCGCATGACCGGCATGGACAAGCCGAGCAAGGTCGAGCACTCCGGTGGCGTCAAGTACGAGCTGGTCGGCGTGAACCCCGAGGATCTCGTGTGACCCCATCGGTCGTGCGGTACGAACCGCGCGGCGGCGCCAAAACCCTCCTGTCCGCGAAGGAGCAGGAGATCTGCATAGCCGGGCCGGCGGGCACCGGGAAGAGCCTGGCGATGCTCCAGAAGGCGTTCTACACCAGCCTGATGGTGCCGAACTGCCGCTCCCTGATCGTCCGCCAAACCCACGCGTCTCTCACCGGCAGCACGCTGGTGACGTTCGAGCAGCAGGTCGCCACCACCGCGCTCGCCGAGGGCGTCGTGAAGTGGTTCGGCGGCAGCCCCCGCAAACCCGCCGCCTACCAGTTTGCGAACGGCGCGGAGATCCTGGTCGGCGGCCTGGACAGGCCCGAGAAGTTCCTCAGCACCGAGTTCAGCAGGATCTACGTGGACGAGGCCACCCAGATCAGCCTCACCGCACTGGAGACCCTGATCACCCGCCTCCGCGGCAACGCGGCCACCTACCGGCAGATCGTGCTGGCCTGCAACCCGGACCACCCGAAGCACTGGATCAAGCAACGGTGCGACGAAGGCACCATGCGGATGATCCACAGCCTGCACGGCGACAACCCCCTCTACGTCAACCTCGACGGCAGCCTCACCGAGCGCGGCGTCGACTACATGGCCAAGCTCGACGCCCTCACCGGCGTCCGCAGGTTGCGATTCCGCGAAGGAATCTGGGCCGCAGCCGAGGGCCTGGTCTACGAGGGCTGGTCCGAACCCGTCCACGTCATCGAACCGTTCGACGTACCCGCGGCCTGGACCCGCTGGGTCACCATCGACTTCGGCTTCACCAACCCGTTCGTCGCCCAACTGTGGGCCGAAGACCCCGACGGACGCCTGTACCTGATCCGCGAGTGGGTCCGCACCCGCATGCTGGTCGAAGACCACGCCGAGGTGATCCGCGACCGGCTCCTCGCCGGGCAGCCGCGCCCGCGCGCCATCATCACCGACCACGACGCCGAAGACCGCGCCACGCTGGAGCGGAAGCTGGGCATGGGCACGCAGGCCGCGCACAAGGGCGTCTCGGACGGCATCCAGGCCATGCAGTCCCGGCTCAAGGTCCAGCCCGACGGCCGCGCGCGGCTCCACGTCTTCAGCAACGCCCTCCTCGAACGCGACGCCGACATGGACGCCACCTCACTCCCCATCGGGCTCGCCGAGGAAGTCGCCGGCTACGTGTGGGCGGTGAAGCCCGGTAACGCGGGCGGGCTGAAAGAGGAGCCGGTGAAGGCCAACGACCACAGCATGGACGCCGCCCGGTACATGGTGGCGGCCCGGGACATCGGTGGTCGGCCGCGGGTCCGCTGGCTGTGAGACTGTCGTAACCCTACAAGCCGCCACGACGAGAGTGAGACCGTCATGACCAGCCGATATGAGCGACTCCGCAGGTGGGCGCAAGCGTGGCGGAAGTTGGCGCCGATTCTGCTTGACACGGCTGGGATCATCTTGTTGTCGGGTTCCGCCATGTTGTGGTGGGGCCTGGCCGCGGGTGTCGCATCCCTCGGTGTCGGGTGCTTCGTCCTGAACTGGCGGGTCCACGGCTGAACAAGGGAGGGGTGTTGGCCAGAACCCTTCTCGGCGCGCTCCTCAACAAAGCCAGCACTGCTCAGACCCCGGTCCCCTTCGCCTCCCGCTCCCAGTCCACCGGACGCGGCCTCTTCGGCGCCAACCGATCCACCACCGCCCAGCTGAACTCCATGGGGTCGGTCGGCACCCTCTTCGCCATCGTCAACCGCACCGCCAAAGCCGAAGCCGGCGTCGAGTGGGGGCTGTACCGCAAGGCCAAGTCCGGCCTGAAAGAGGACCGGACCCCGGTCACCTCGCACGCCGCCCTCGACGTGTGGAATCGGCCGAACCCGTTCTACACACAGTCCCTGTTCGTGGAGACCGGCGCGCAGCACAAGCAGCTGACCGGCGAGTGGTGGTGGGTCATCGCCCGCAACGAGCGCTCCCCGATCCCGCTGGAACTGTGGCCGGTCCGCCCCGACCGGATGACGCCGGTCCCGGACCCGGACCTGTTCCTCGCCGGGTACATGTACACCAGCCCGGACGGACAGCAGATCGCGCTCCGCCGCGAGGACGTCATCCTCATCCGGACCCCGCACCCCACCGACCCCTACCGCGGGATCGGCCCCGTCCAGGCGCTCCTCACCGACCTGGACGCGGTCCGCTACTCCGCCGAGTGGAACCGCAACTTCTTCCTCAACTCGGCCGAGCCCGGCGGCCTGATCCAGGTCGACGGGCGTCTCGACGACGACGAGTTCAACGAGCTTCGCGACCGGTGGAACGAGCAGCACAAGGGCATCGCCAACGCCCACAGGGTCGCGATCCTCGAAAAGGGCCAGTGGGTCGACCGCAAGTTCTCCCAGCGCGACATGCAGTTCGCCGAACTCCGCGGCATCGGCAGCGAAATCATCCGCGAGGCGTTCGGATTCCCCAAGCCCATGACCGGCGCCGTCGATGACGTCAACCGCGCCAACGCCGAGGCCGGCGAGGTCATGTTCGCGCGCTGGCTGTGCGTCCCCGACCTCGAAGCGATGAAGGACGCGCTCAACCACCAGCTACTGCCCCTCTTCGGGCGCACGGCGGAGGGTCTGGAGTTCGACTACGTCAACCCGGTCCCCGAGGACGTGGAGAAGGAGGCCACGCAGCTCACCGCGCGCGCCAACGCAGTCAGCCTCCTCGTCAACGCCGGGTTCGAACCCGCTGGCACCCTGTCCGCCGTCGGCCTCCCGGAGATCCCGTTCGTCGGCCGGCCTGATGCCGCGCGCGCCGCGGTGGCCCCGGTGCCGGACGACTGGCAGGACTCGGTGACCGGGCTGCTGAGCGACGGCTTCGAGGCGGCACAGCGGTGGGTGGCGGTCGAGCACGACGACGACCACACCTGCGGCCCGTGCCGCGAGGTAGCCGGCAAGACGTACCGCAACCGGGCCGAGGCGTACGCGGACTACCCGGACGGCGGCGGCTACAAGGACTGCGTCGGCGCCCAGTACGGCAACCCCTGCCGGGGGCACGTCGAGAAGCGCGGCCGTAAGGGAGAGGGCTCATGAACATCCAGCTGCCCGGTAAGGCAGCCACCTTCCAGGCCAACCAGCGTGAGCGGGCCGAGAAGCAGCGCGCGCAGCTCGGTGTCGAGGCCCGGTCCTGGTACCGCATCACCAACGCTGCGGACTCCGACGAGGCCGAGGTGATGCTGTACGACGAGATCGGCGGCTGGTTCGGCGCGACGGCTGACGAGTTCATCGCCGATCTCAAGGGCATCACGGCGCAGAGCATGCGGGTCCGGGTCAACAGCCCTGGTGGGTCGGTGTTCGAGGGCATCGCCATCGCCAACGCGCTCCGGAGCCACCCGGCGAACGTCACGGTGCAGGTCGACGGGATCGCCGCCAGCATCGCCAGCGTGATCGCGATGGCGGGTGACCGGGTCGTGATGCAGCCGCAGTCGATGCTGATGGTGCACGACGCCTCCGGTATGTGCTTCGGCAACGCGGCGGACATGGCCGACACAGCCGACCTCCTCGACAAGATCAGCGACAACATCGCCGACGCCTACTCGCAGCGCGCGGGCGGCAGCCGGGACGACTGGCGTACGACCATGCGCGCGGAGACCTGGTACACGGCTCAGGAGGCCGTGGACGCTGGTCTCGCCGACGAGGTCATGCCGTCGCCGAAGAAGCAGGGGCAGCCCGACCCGGACGAGGCTGAGCCGGAGATGCGGCGCCGCTACGACCTCACCGCCTACGGCTACCAGGGGCCGCCGCAGAAGACCGAGCCGACGCTGACGTTCAACCTCGGCGAGGCGTTCGGCGAGCAGCTGCTGGCAGCGCTGCGCACGCGTCCTGCCGAGGTGAAGGCTGTGATGCGGCAATTCGATGAGGGCGACCGCGTCCGCGTGACCGGCACACCGCACGAGCCCGGCCACAGCGAGGGCGTCATCGCCGTCGTCAACGGCAACGCCTACGGCATCATCTTCGACAGCCCGGACGACGACACCGAGCCCGGCGAGCCGTACCTCTGGTACGTCGACAACGAACTGGAGTTCGTCGCTGAAGGCCCGGACGGCGGCGGCCAGGGCGGCAACTACAGCCAGCCCGCTCCCGAGCCCGAGCCGGAACCGGAGCCCGAGCCGCTCCTGCCCGGCGTCTCCCACCCGATGGGCGTCCCCACCTCCCAGACCGAGGCCCAGCCCACCGCAGCAGCCGACCCCGTAGACGACTGGACGGCGCTGGTCGCCGCCCTCATACCCGACGACACCGACGACTGGTCGGCGCTCGTCTCCAACCTGACCGAGCCCGACACGTCGTCCAGCGCGGCGACGGACGCCTGAAGGAGGCACCTGTGGCAACCCCCACCAACACCGTCCCGCGCAATGCCGACGAGCTTGCCGAGATGCTCAGCGACCCGGCGAAGGTCCGCGAGATCGCGAACAGCCGGGAGTCCCTGACCGAGTTCATCGACGCCTACGCCCAGAAGCAGCAGGGCGAGGGCACCGACCTCAACCGGCTCGTCGCCGAGGAGACGCAGAAGCAGTTCGCGGACTTCCTCCGCGAGCACGGCGCCGACATCAAAAACAAGGACGCCGCCGGCGCCATCAAGCGCCTCGACCTCGACCCGCAGGCGCGTCGCGGCGACGGCAACATGCTCACCTCCCACCGGCAGGCCACCGCCCACAACTCGGCGGCGTCCGGCGCGGTCCTCGACGGCGTCTTCGACAACGCGATGGACTACGCCAAGACCATCTGGCACATGAACAACCGGCCCGACGCGGAGAAGCTGTCCGCGCTGCGCAACGCCGCGTCCAGCGTCAGCCCGTCCGACGGCGGGTTCCTCGTCCCGGAGACCCTGCGGTCGAACCTGGCGCAGATCGCGCTGGAGGACTCCGTCGTCCGGCCGCGCGCCACCGTCGTGCCGATGGACAGCGCCAGGGTGCCGATGCCGATGATCGACTCGACCACCAACCAGGGGTCGGTGTTCGGCGGCATGGTCGCCTACTGGGGCGAAGAGTCGGCGATGCTCCAGGACTCCAACCCGAAGTTCGGCCGGATCGTCCTCGACGCGAAGAAGCTCACCGGCCTGAGCGCGGTGCCGAACGAGTTGCTCCAGGACTCCATCGTCTCGTTCTCGGCGCTCCTGGAGTCCCTGTGGCCCAAGGCCATCGCGTTCTCCGAGGACGCGGCGTTCCAGACCGGGTCGGGTGTCGGCGAGCCCAAGGGCTACCGCGGTGCCGCGAACAAGGCCGCCGTCGCCATCAGCCGCGGCACCGCCAACACCATCAAGTACACGGACATCGTCGCGATGTACGCGCAGATGCTTCCGTCGTCGCTGAGCCGCGCGGTGTGGATCTGCTCCCCGGACGCGATCCCGCAGCTCCTCCAGATGTCCCTCACCGTCGGCACCGGCGGTAACAGCATGTTCGTCGTCAACGCCACCGACTCGATGCCCATGAGCATCTTCGGTCGGCCGCTGATCATCACCGAGAAGGCCAGCCCGCTCGGCACCCGCGGCGACCTGTCGTTCGTGGACCTCAGCTACTACCTGATCGGTGACCGGCAGCAGATGTCCATGGACTCCTCCACGGACTACCGCTTCGGCAACGACCAGACGACCTTCCGCATCATCCAGCGCGTCGACGGCCAGCCCTGGCTGAAGTCCGCGATCACCCCGCAGAACGGCAGCTCCAACAAGCTCAGCCCCTTCATCGAGCTGGCGTAACCCGCCCGACGAACGCCAACCCCACCACCAGACGAAAGGCAAGCTCATGGCTCAGAAGGCGCTCGGCAGGCTCGTGAACTTCACCCCTGCCGCGGACGGCAAGTGGATCTCCCTCCAGGACGCGGGAGGCGTGCTCTTCGAGTGCTACCTCGCCGGCGCCGTCGGCGACACGTACACGCTCCAGGAGGCCAAGGACTCCTCGGGCACCGGCGCGCAGAACCTCGCCGTCATCACCGAGTACTACACGAACACCGGCGACGGCACCGACGCGTGGGTGAAGCGCACCCAGCCCGCCGCCGCGACCGTGGTCACCGCAGCCTCCGCGACGCAGAACGCCATGGCCGTCGAGGTGCAGGGCACGTCGCTCGACGACGGCTACAAGTACGTGAAGCTGACCAGCACCGGCGCCGGCCTGGTCTTCGCGAACACCCGCGATCTGATGGCCCAGCGCGCCCCCGAGATGCTGCCCGCCATGGGGGCCTGACATGGCGGCCTGGGAGTGCGCCGAATGCACCACCACCTACGCGGTGGGGCTGCCGAAGTGCCCGCAGTGCGGGTCGGCCATCCGCGTCAACGAAGCGACCCAGCCCCCGGAGGAGCAGGACATGCCGAAGGTGACCGTGCACGGCGGCCCGTCGATCGAAGGGCACGCCGTCGACCCGGAGACCAGCGAGGTCACACCGATCGAGCCGGAAGAAGGTGAGGGCGTATCAGCTGGTACGAGCTCCTCGACATCCTCCGAGACGCCGTCGCAGAGCGACGAGCAGAGCGAGAAGCCGGACCGGTCTCGTGCCCGTGGGACGGGGAGCCGCTCCACCCGAAGCCGCGAGGAGGAGGGCTCTTCTGCCCGTCGGACGGCTACCGGTGGCCGGAAGACGGCTGGGGACCACTCGGCTGAGGATGGCGACGCGTGACACCGAGCGTGGGCCGCACCGTCCACTACGTCAGCTACGGCACCCCCGGCCGTGAGTACACCTCGGAATGCCGGGTCGCGATCGTTACGGCCGTGCCCAAGTACCTCACGGCCGAGCCGATGGACGGCTGCCCGAACGGTACGGACGGTGAATGGATCGCTTCTCTCGCTGTCCTCACCCCGACTGGCCTGTTCTTCAACGAGGACGTGCCGTTCAGCGAGGACAACCACGCGGGCGGCACCTGGCACTGGCCCGAGCGCACCGACTGATCCACACCGCTACGAGACGCAAAGGAGGGAGGTGACATGGGCAGCATCCTCGACACCAACACGGCTCCGGACGGCATCCGGTACGCGACCCGCGAGGACGTCATGCGGGCGCTCGACGTGCAGACCACGGCACGCAACCGGCGCCAGATCGACGACGCTATCGAAGCCGCCTCGCGCGGCGTCGAGGGCCTGTGTCACCGCCGCTTCTACCCCGTCCTCGGCACTCGGTACTTTGACTGGCCCGGCCGTCCGTCCGCTGGCTACACGCCGTGGCTGCTTCGCCTGGACGACTCCGAGCTGATCTCGTTGGTGAGCATCACCAGCGGTGGCATCAGCATCCCTCTGGAAGACGTCAACCTGGAGCCGAACCGTAGCGGCCCGCCCTACTCGCGGGTCGAGATCATCCTGTCCACGAGCGCGGCCTACGGCGGCGGCCAGACGTACCAGCGGGACATCACCATCACCGGCCTGTGGGGCTACCGCGACACCGAGACCACCCTCGGCGCGACCACGGCGGCCGTCGGCTCGGAGACGACGCTCACCGTGGACGGCGCCACCTCGGCGGCCGTCGGCGTCGGCAGCATCCTCCGGATCGACACCGAGCGGATGCTCGTCACCGAGCGCGCGCAGGCCAGCACCGGGCAGACCGGCACCCTCACCGCCAGCAAGGGCGACACCACCCTCACCGTGGCGGACGGCACCGCCTTCGCCGTGGACGAGGTGCTGCTCCTGGACTCCGAGCGCGTCCGGGTCGATGACATCGCCGGGAACACGCTGGTCGTGGAGCGGGCCTACGACGGCACCGTCCTCGCCGCACACACCAACACGGCCATCTATGCGCCGCGCGCGCTCACCGTGACCCGCGGAGCCCTCGGCACCACCGCGGCCACGCACGCCAGCGGGGCCACGGTGTACGCGTGGCAGCCGCCCGGCCTAATCCACCAGTTGGTCAAGGCGGAAGCGATCTGGGCGTTGCTGCAAGAGCGGTCCGGTTGGTTCCGGCTCGCCTCGTCGTCCGGGAAGAGCGCCCCCGAGGTGTCCAGGGTCTCGATCGACGCCCTGCGCGACCAGGCGTACACCGAGTACGGCCGCAAGGCCCGCACGAGGGGAATCTGACGTGCCCGGAATGGACTTCGATGTCCGCGTCGCCAAGCGCGGCCCCATGTTCGACGGGCGCACCGCGAAGGCCGTGCACGCCTACCGCGACGAGATCAGCCTCCGCATCGCCGAGGAAGGCGAGAAGCTGGTCCGGCAGCGTCTCCACGTCGTCCTGAAGAACCCGACCGGTTACTACGAGTCGCAGATCAGCGTCGGCCGCGCCGGAGACGGCTACCGCGTCTCCGACAGCAACGTCATCTACGGGCCCTGGCTCGAAGGCGTCGGCAGCCGCAACAGCCCCGTGACCCGTTTCCCCGGCTACGCAACTTTCAGGCGCACAAAGCCCTTGGTCGACCAGCGGGCCCGGCAGATCGCCGTGCAGCTCCTGGCCCGCTACAAGGCGATGGGGCTGATCTGACATGGCCCTCGACATCACCACCATCCTCGACACCGTCCAGACTCACGTCCTCACCAGCGGCTACTTCGACACCGTCAACGGACACGAACCCAAGTCCTCGCCAGGGAACGGGCTGTCGGCGGCGGTGTGGGTGGAGCAGATCGGGCCGGCGCGCGGCGGCAGCGGCCTCGCGGCGACGAGCACTCGGCTCGCCCTGTGCGTGCGCCTGTACACGCCGATGGTGCAGGAGCCCGAGGACGCCATCGACCCGAACCTGATGACCGCCCTCGACGCGCTCATGGCCGCCTACTCAGCCGACTTCACGTTGGGCGAGATCGTGCGCGAGGTCGACTTGCAGGGCATCTACGGCGACCCGCTGTCCGCTCGCGCCGGCTACCTCACGACGGCCGGCGCGGAGTACCGGGTGATGACGATCACCCTCCCCCTCATCGTCAACGACCTCTGGGAGCAGGCGGCATGAGCAAGAGCAGCGGCCTCGGCGACAACCTCTACATCTCGGGCTTCGACGCCTCCGGGGACATCAGCGCGCTCGGCAACGTCGGCGGCGGCCCGGCAGCGCTGGACTTCACCGCGATCAACAAGTCCGCGATGGAACGACAGGGCGGCGTCCGCGACGGCCGGATCGAGTTCACCGCCTTCTTCAACCACGTGGCCGCCGGCACCGGCACGCACGAGAAGCTGTCCGCGCTGCCGACCAGCGACGTCATCCTCACGTACTGCCGCGGCACCAACGTCGGCGATCCGGCGGCCTGCCTGGTCTCGAAACAGATCAACTACGACGGCACCCGCGGCAACGACGGCGCGTTCACGTTCGCCGTGTCGGCGCAGGCCAACGGCTACGGCCTCGGCTGGGGCCGCCAGCTCACCGCCGGACTCCGCACCGACACGGCTGCCACACAGGGCGCGAGCATCGACACGGTGGCGGCGACCAGCTTCGGCGCCCAGGCGTACATGCAGGTAACCGCCTTCACCGGCACCGACGTCTCGGTGAAGATCCAGGACAGCGCCGACAACGTGACCTTCGCCGACGTGCCTGGGCTGACCTTCACCCAGATCACCGCCGCGCCCGCGGCGGAGCGGATCGCCACCGCACCCACCGCGACGATCCGCCAGTACCTCCGCGCAGTCACCGTGACGACCGGCGGCTTCACCAACCTGAGCTTCAGCGTGGTCGTGGTCAAGAACGAGTCGGCGGTGACCTTCTGATGCACAGGATCGAACCGCAGATGCCGGCCGCCGCGTACAAGACGTACGCGATCGTCGCGCCGAAGAGCACCCACTGGGTGGACGCGACGTGCGCGGAGGTGGACTGCGCGCACTACCTGAACGGCTGGCAGTCCGTCATCGACGAAGCCACCGAGCTAGGCCAGCGGCAGGCCCACTACATCCGCAAGCGGTCCGGCCGCGCCTACCGCGAGGAACGCCGCCCGGACGGGCTGACCGCGTTCACGTTCGAGGCCGGACAGCCCTGCTTCAACGCGGCCAAACACCAGAAGCGGACCGGACGGCCGGAGCTGTACATCGTCCGCGACGGCGACCACCGCGGTAACCCGCGAGGCACCGCTCCGCGGCAGCACGTCCGCGCGGCCGACTGGGTCGAGGACTTCGCCGAGCACCAGCAGGCGCTCGCCAACGAACACCAGAAGGGATAGATCATGGCCAAGGCTTCCGGTCTCGGGTGGTCCGTGCTGTCGGTGGACGACAGCACCGGCACCCCGAAGGACATCAAGAACGACGTCACGAACCTCCAGTTCGCGACGCCGCGCGCGACGCAGGACATCACCGGCGTCAACAAGTCCGCGATCGAGCGGCTGCTGTTGCTCGCGGATTTCAGCATCACCCTGAACGGCGTCTTCAACGCCGCGACCGGTGCGAGCCACGACGTCTTCAAGACCGTGCCGTCCACCTCGGTCGCGCGGACCACGTCCCTGACCGTCAACGGCGTCAGCCTCAACAACGAGGTGCTGTATACGGACTACCCGCTCACCCGCTCCAACTCGGGTGAGCTCACCTGGGCCGTCCCCGGCGTCCTCGCCGACGGCACCGTCCCCGTCTGGTCCTGACCCCCTGAGAGGAGGCCCGCGATGGGCTGCAAGAGGAACCCCAAGCTGTACAAGCTCCGCTTCGCCGACGGCGACTACGAGGGCCTCGAAATCACGATGCGGTCGGTGTCCATCGGCGAGATGCGCGCCATGCAGGGCACCAGCGAAGAGGGCTCGGGCCGGGACGGCTTCGACCGGATGGCGGACCTTGTCGCCTCCCACATGGTGGCCTGGAACCGCGAGGACGAGGACGGCAACGCGCTCCCGCCGACGATGGAGTCCCTCGAAGACGAAGAGCCGTCGCTCATCAACCTGATCATCGACCGGTGGACGGACGCGGTCGCGGGTGTCGCCGCCCCTTTGGAGCAGCCCTCGAACTCTGGCGGCAGTGCCCCGGAGGAGTCCATCCCGATGGCTCCGTTGTCACCGAGCCTCGCGAGCTGACCGACGCGAGATTCATCCTCGGCCTCTGCGACCGCTGGCACAAACTGCCCAGCGAGATCTTGGCCGAGCCTGCCGAAACGCTGCGCCTGCTGACGATCGAATCGATGGGGGTGAACCCAGATGACCAACGTGGTAGAGATCCTGATCACGGCTAAGAACATGACTGGCCCGGCCATGGCCAGCGTGAACGCCGAAGTCAGCAAGGCAGGCCGCGGCATGGCCGCCTTCCACAAGACCGCGTTGATCGCCGGTGCCGGGCTCGCCGCGATCGGCGTCGAGTCGGTCAAGATGGCATCGAAGTTCGACGCTGCGATGGCGCAGCTTCACACGCAGGCCGGCGTGTCGCAGGACAAGATCGCCGGGTTGAAGCAGGGAGTCCTCGACCTCGCCGGCAAAGTTGGACAGGACCCCGACAGCCTCGCCGAGTCGCTGTACCACGTGGAATCGAACTTCGAGTCCATGGGCATCAGCAGCAGCAAGGCGCTGAAGCTCACCGAGACCGCGGCGAAGGGCGCCACAGTCGGGCACGCGGACCTGGTCGACGTCACCAACGCGCTGACCGCGGCCGTCGCCTCCAGCATCCCCGGCGTGCAGAACTTCGACAAGGCGATGGGCGTCCTCAACGCCACCGTCGGCGTCGGCGACATGAAGATGCAGGACCTCGCCAACGCGTTCAGCAGCGGCATGGTCGCCACCGTCAAGGGCTTCGGCCTGTCCATCACCGACGTCGGCGCCGCCCTCGCAGTCTTCGGCGACAACAACATCCGCGGCTCGCTGGCCGGCAACCAGCTCCGCATGTCGGTTATGGCCCTGGCCCACCCGGTGGCCACCGCAGGCGACGCGCTCCAGCGCCTGGGCCTCCAGCAGGACACCCTCTCGAAGGACATGCAGCGGGGCGGTCTGAAGCTCGCTCTGGAGGACCTGGTCGGCCACATGAAGAAGGCCGGGATCTCGTCCAAGGAGCAGGGCGACATCATCACCCAGGCGTTCGGCCGGAAAGCCGGCGCGGGCCTCAACGTCCTCGTCAGCCAGATGGACCGCCTGGAGTCGAAGTACCCGGCGCTGGCCGAGGGCGCCAACAAGTTCGGGGACGCGTGGGCTGGCACGCAGAAGACGTTCGCGTTCCAGATGAAGGCGCTCCAGGCGTCGTTCGACGCGCTGATGATCACGCTGGGGAACAAGCTCATCCCGCCGTTGCAGTCGTTCGTCAGCCTCATGCTCGCGCACAAGTCCGCCACCACCGCCGCGGTCGCCGCGCTCGGCGGGCTCCTCGCCGCCACCGTCGCCGTGTCCGCCGCGATGAAGGCAGCCGCCGCGGCCCAGATGCTGTGGTCGGCCAGCGGCCGGGGGCTCGCCGCGCTCGCGGGCGTGTTCGAGTCGGTAGCGCTCAAGGCCATGTACATGAAGCAGGCGTTCGTCGCGGCCGGCGGCGGCATTGCCGGGCTGAAGGCGGCGTTCGCTGAGCTGAGCATGCTCGGTAAGGCCGCGGTGATCACGGCCGGGCTCGCGGCTGTGGTCGCGGGCGTGATGGCGCTGTCGCAGGTCGGGAAGCGGACGCCGCCGGACATCGACCGAATGACGACCGCCCTCGGGAAGCTGGGCACCACCGGGCAGGTCACCGGCGAGGCCCTGAGGGTCTTCGGCAAGGGCCTGGGCGACCTCGCCTACGACGTCGACCGGGTGGCCGGCAAGTCGTCCGGGATGGACGCGTTCAACGACACCATGAACAAGGTCTTCACCTTGGGCATGGCGCACTCCAACAGCCTGAACATGGCCAAGGAGGACATCGACGCCCTCGACAAGTCGCTCGCGAGTCTGGTCAGTGGTGGCAAGGCGCAGCTTGCGGCGGCGGCCCTGTCGAAGATCGAGGACGCCTACGCGAAGAAGGGCGGCGACCCGAAGAAGCTCGTCGGGGAGTTGGACGACTACAAGGCCGCGCTGGCGTCGTCGTCGCTCCAGGAGGAGCTGACCGCTAAGTCCATGGGCCTGTTCGGGGACGCCGCCGTATCAACGCAGAAGGCACTCGACGCCGAGAACCAGTCCGCGCAGGGCCTTGAGCAGTCCATCATGGCGTTGAACCAGGTGCACCGCGGTGCGTTCGACGCGGAGACGGCCTTCTACCAGGCCATCAGCGACGCCACCAAGGCCATCAAGGAGAACGGCCGCACCCTCAGCCTCGGCAGTGAGGCGGGCCGAAAGAACCGCGACGTCCTCTCGCAGCTCGCCGCGAAGACCGAAGACCTGGTCGACAAGAAGCTGAAGGAGAAGGCCAGCTGGGACCAGGTCGACAAGATCTACGAGAAGGGCCGCAAGACCCTGATCTCCGTCGCCGAGCAGATGGGCGACACCAAGTCGCAGGCCGAGAAGCTCGCGGACACCCTGCTGAAGGCGCCCGAGGCGAAGAAGCTGAAGCTCCAGGTCGATGACAAGCAGGCCACCGCCGACCTGAATGCCTTCAACGCGGCCGTGCGGAAGGCGCCCGGCTCGAAGTCGGTGACGCTGTCGACGCTCAGCAAGACCGCTGAGTCGGTGCTGGAGGCGTTCGGGTACAAGGTCACGCACCTGAAGAACGGCAAGGTCACCGTGTCGGCTGCCGCGGGCGGCGCGCTCGGCACCATCGCCAGCGTCGCCGCAGCCATCCGCGCCCTGAACGGCCGAACCGCCACCACCTACGTCAAGACGGTCCGGCTCGGCGGCAGCAGCATGTGGAGCAGCAAGCCCATGCCCTCAGCGGCCACGGGCGGGCTGATTCCCCGGTATGCGGACGGTGGCGACGTCCAGCACTTCCCCGACGGCGGGTACATCCAGGGCCCGGGGAGCGGCACCTCGGACAGCATCCTCGCCCTCCTGGGCTCGGGCGCGGTGGCCCGAGTCTCCAACACCGAGTACGTGATCAAGGCGGCGGCCGTCCAGAAGTACGGCGTGCACATGCTCGACGCCATCAACCAGGGCAGGCTGCCGGTCGCGCACTTGGCCGGCGGTGGCCTCAGCCAGGGCGCGAAGGACGCTCGTAAGCAGCTCAGCGGCTCGTTCGGCATCAGCTCGTTCGGGCGGATGGCCGGATACCACAGGACCCCGTTCGAGCACGGTCTCGCCACACCGGACAGCGTGGACTCCCTGGTGTCGAGCCTCAACGATGCCGCGAGCAAGATCAAGGCCGCGTTCAGTGGGAAGACCGAATCGAACCTGCTCAAGCACCTGAACAGCGTCGGCAAGTCCCTGCTGGGCTACGAGAAGCAGCTGACGAAGGTCACCGCGAGCCTGGCGACGGCGAAGGACAAGCTCAACTCGTTGAAGGACTCCGCGAGTCAGCTGTCTGACTCGATCAAGAGCAACCTGATCAGCAGCGCGAACGTCACCAAGGCGGCGTCGGGCGCCGACGGCGGGACCGTCACCCTCGGCACCATCCGCACCGGCCTGTCCGTGTCCCGCGACAAGGTGACCGCGTTCGCCAATGCGCTCAAGCAGCTCGCATCGAGGGGCTTCTCCAAGTCCGTCATCCAGCAGGTCGCCGAGGCCGGCATCGACGGTGGCGGTCTGGAGACCGCGGGCGCACTGCTGACGGCGTCGGCGTCCGAGGTGTCGTCCATCAACTCGATGCAGTCGCAGATCGAGTCGGCGGCTGGGTCGGCTGGGAAGACGACGGCGGACTCGGTGTACGCGACGGCGATCAAGGACCAGACCGCGGCGGTGAAGAAGCTCGCCGACCAGCAGTCGAAGCTCCAGAAGTCCATGGACAAGCTCGCGGCGTCCATGGAGAAGCTGATCAGCAAGGCGCTGAAGGGCAAGGCCGCGGGCGGCATCGTCGGCGCCGCCGCGAATGGTGGCCTGCGCTCGAACCTGACGTGGGTGGGCGAGCAGGGGCCCGAACTGCTGGACCTGCCCGCCGGATCGCGGGTGTGGTCGAACCCGGACTCGCAGCGGATGGTGCAGACCCCGTGGGCGTCCATGCTCAACGCCCCGCGCCGCGCGGCCACCGCTCCCGTGGTCGCGCCGTCCAGTTCGGAACCCCAGCGGATCATCTTGGAAATCCGGGCGGGCGACAGCGGCCGGTACACCGAGTTCCTGGTCAGCGAACTGCGCAAGGCGGTCAAGACACGCGGCTCCATCGAAGCCACCTTCGCGCCGCCCCGCGGCCGATAGAGAGGAACGCAAGTGCATCGCTACAAGGTGTGGAACGGGCCGATGCCGACCACGGCGGCCCAGCAGAAGGTGACGACGGGCACGGCGATCAAGACCATGCTTCAGATCGCGCTGCCGAGCACGAGGCAGATCCAGCTGATCAGCTGGGGGTTCACCCTGGACGCCGTTCCTGCGTCGGCCGGTCAGGTGGAGTTGATCCAGACCGATGTGGCCGCCACGGTCACCGCGCACGTGGCCACCGGCCTCCAGCCGCTCGACCCGAACGCGCCGGCCAGCCTCATGACTCTGAGCACAACTGGCACCGGCTACACGGCGACCGCCGAGGGCACTGTCACCGCGACCCGCACGTTCGACACCAACTTGGTGCCGCCCGCTGCCGGGGCGACGGACATCAACTACTACTACCAGTGGATGCCCGACGAGCGGCCCATCGTCGCCGCCGGGAAGTTCCTCCGCGTCCGGGCCACGTTCGGGGCCGCGGTCAACATGACGACGTTCGTGACCTGGGACGAGTAGCCGATGCCTGGAGGTGGTCTCGCAGCTCGGGTGATGGGCTGGCAGCGACGCATGGGCGTCACGGCCGGTCCCCTCGGCGCGTCCGGAGAGGCGTCCACTGGCGATCCGGTCACGGTCGAACTACTCGTGTCCGGCGCCTGGGTGGACATCACGAGCTATGCGCTGGTCCGGGACGACAGCGGCACCATCAGCATCACCAGCGGCATCCGCGACGAGGGCTCACAGACCGAGGCCGGAACCTGCTCGCTGGAGTTGAAGAACCAGGACGGCAGGTTCTCGCCGAGGAACCCGATGGGCCCGTACTACGGCGCCATCGGCCGCAACACGCCCATCCGGATCAGCGTCCCGGACGGCGTCGGCGGCAAGTCGTACCGCATCTGGGGCGAGGTCTCCTCCTGGGCGCCCGGCTGGGACACGTCCGGCACCGACGTCTACACCAACGTCTCCGCCAACGGCATCCTCCAGCGCCTCGCGCAGGGCCCGGCGCCGGCGCACAGCGTCATCTACAACGCGATCACGAACCCGCAGCCGTCGGGGCTGGTGGCGTACTGGCCGTGCGAGGACGCCACGGGGTCCACGTCGCTGGCGTCGGCGCTGACGTCGGGCTCGCCGATGAGCTGGACTGGCACGCCCAACCTGGCGTCGTACAGCGGGTTCGCGGCGTCCGATCCGCTGCCGGACCTGTCGGCGGCCACCCTGTCCGGCGGCGTCGCCGCCTACGCTGACCCGACCGCGACGCAGGTGCGGTTCTTGGCCTACATCCCGGCGTCGGGCCTGTCGGACGGCAAGGTGCTCTGCTCCATCAGCCAGCAGGACTACGCGGCCGGGTCGCCGCAGTTCTGGGAGCTGTACTACTCCACCACCGACGCCAGCAACTCGCTGGTGCTGCGGTCGTGTGCGTCGGACGGCACCGCCCTGGGGGCGATCCTCCCGCACACCCTCGACGTGCGCGGGCGCCTGCTGTACGTCTCGGTGGAGATGCAGGAGACCGGTGCGGACATCACCCGCGCGATCCGGCTGGTGGACGTCACCTCGGGCCGCGTGTACAGCGCCAACGACACCCAGTTCGTGACCCAGCTGACCCGCGTCACCAAGCTGAGCTTCGGCACGGCGTCCCGCAGCGCCGTCGGCCTCCTCGGCACCGCCACCCTGCCCGGCGTCGCCATCGGCCACGTCACCGTCGAAAGCCAGATCACCGCCATCGGCGCGCTCGGGGTGCGTCTCAACCCGATCGGCGAGACCGCGGGCCGCCGAATACAGCGGCTGTGCGGGGAGGCCGGGCTCGCGTGCGAGTGGGTCGGCGACCTGGACGACACCGTGCCGATGGGCGCGCAGGGCAAGGCGAATCTGCTGTCGCTGGTGCAGGAGTGCGCGCTCGCCGACGGTGGCCTGCTGTACGAGACGCGGGGCGCGCTCGGCCTCGGCTACCGCACCCGCGCCAGCCTCTACAACCAGGACCCGGCGCTCGTCCTGGACTACCCGTCCGCCCAGCTTGCTGCTGTGCCGACGCCGGTTGAGGATGACCGCTACATCCAAAACAAGATCACCGTCACCTGCGGTGGCGTCACCGCGACCTACGAGCAGACCACCGGCACCCTCAGCACCCAGCTCCCGCCGGCCGGTGTCGGCGAGTACGGGCAGGACACGACGCTGAACCTCGCGGCCACGGACTCGGGCACGCTCCAAGACCAGGCGGCGTGGCGAGTGCACCTCGGCACCGTGGACGAGGCCCGCTTCCCCAGCATCTCCGTGAACCTCGCGCACCCGTCGATCAGCCCGGACATGCGGCGCGCGATCCTCGCCATGCGCCCCGGCGACCGCATCCAAATCACCAACCCCCCACCGTGGTTGCCGCCGGACACCATCGACCAACTCGTCATCGGCGTCAGCGAGACGCTCACCCACTTCGAGCACAAGCTCACCTTCAACTGCCAGCCGGCCAGCCCGTACTCGTACGTCGGCATCCTCGACACCACCGCGCGCATCGACACCGACGGCTCACAGATCCTCGGTCCCCTCACCCCGACCACCACCCTTTTCAGCGTGCAGCCCACAGACCCCTACGACATCCTCTGGACCACCGACCCAGCCGATGTCCCGGTCGACATCCAGGCTGGCGGGGAGGTCATGCGCGTCACCTCCATCAGCGACATCGTCGCCGACGCGTTCACGCGGACCGTCACGGGCGGCTGGGGTACCAACGGCACCATCACGTGGTCTACGACCGGCGGCACCGCGAGCGACTACTCGGTGAACGGCAGCGCGGGAGCCCATCTCCTGCCGACCGCGAACCTCGCGCACTACTCCTACTTCGCGACGACCATCGCCGATGTCGACTGCTACGTCAGCGTCACCACCGACCAGCTTCCGGCCGGCGACAGCCTGGTAGGCGGTCTCACCGCTCGCTTCATCAACGTCAGCAACCTGTACATGGCGCAGGTGCGGTTCACCACGGCAGCCCAGGTGGCCGTTGCCATCGTCAAACGGGTCAACGCCGTGGAGACGACCCTCGGCAGCTACACCATGCCCGCCACCGCGTTTGTCGCGGGGACCGTCTACCGGCTGCGGTTCAAGGTGAAGGGCAGCTCACTGAAGGCCAAGATCTGGCTGGCGACGGACGCCGAACCAGCCGCCTGGGCGGTGTCCGTCCTGGACACCGACCTGATCAGCACAGGATTCCTCAGCACGCGGTCCTTCTCCGGTCCGGCCAGTACGAACACCAACCCGAGCATCCTCTACGACGACTACCGGATCGTCAGCCCGCAGCTGTTCCAGGTGATCCGCAGCATCAACGGCGTCGTGAAATCTCATCCCGCAGGCGAGGCGATCTCGCTCGCTCACCCCACCGTCCTCGCCCTGTAAGGAGCCAGCGTGCCCGAGGCATACCCGAATCTCGTCGCCGGTCAGCGGCTCACCGCGAGCCTGCTGCGAAGCATGCAGCCGCAAGTCGCCCGGAAGACCGCTGACACGGCACTGTCTGCCACGACGACGCAGACGCTGGACCCGCACTTGCAGTTCACCGCCGAGGCCAACTCGGTGTATGTGTTCGACGGCTGGCTCGCCTACGACTCCGACATCGCCGCCGACCTGGTCATCGCCTTCAGCACCCCCTCGGGGACGAAGGGCAAGTGGTGCGGTTTCGGAACCGGCACCACGGTGATCTCCGGAACCAGCGGAAACGCCACCCAGCAGAACGCGGTCAGCACCTGGGGCTACACGGTCCGCGTCGAGTACACGGACATCGCCTCGCCCAGGACTTTCGGCGGCCTCAATGTCGGCAACCCCGAATCCATCTACCTGTACGGCACAGCCCGTTTCGGGCCGACAGGCGGCACATGGGGACTGACCTGGGCACAGGCAGTCTCCACCGCCTCAGCCACCACCGTCTACACCGACAGCTGGCTCAAAGCCCAGCGCATCGCATAGGAGCACACACATGGCGCAGTACATCGTCACCGGCCGCAACACGAGCGGCGAGGGCATCGTCGCCGTCACGGTTAGCGCGATCAACCAGGACAGCCAGGTCGTCGCGGACTTGGATGTCGTGGCCGCCCTCCGCAGCCTGCTGGCCGGCGCGCCGGGGGTCGTCTCCGTCGGCGCGCAGAAGTACGAGCAGGTCATCACCAACGTCTGACTGTCCCTGGAGGGCACGTGAGCACCACCCCCAAGTACGGCCGGCGCGCACCGAAGCGCGCCGCCGCGATTCCCTTCTCCCGGATCCGTACCGGGCAGATACCCACCCACCCGGTGCCCATCGACCACCTCGGTGCCACCGGCTGGGAGATGCTCGGCAACGACCGGGCCGGGGACTGCGTCGCGGTGACGTGGGCCAACGTTCGCAGACTCGTCACCTCGGTGGCCGGCGCCGAGAACTACCCGTCGCAGGACGAGGTGTGGGCCGTCTACAAGACGCAGAACTCCGACTTCGACCCCAGCGGTGACGAGTCCACCAACGGGCCCGGCTCCTCGGCCGACGGCGGCATGGACATCCAGACGCTGCTGGAGTACCTCGTCAAGCACGGCGGCCCCGACGGCGTGAAGGCGCTCGCGTTCGCCCGCGTCGACCCGACCAACACCGAAGAGGTCAAGGCCGCGATCGCGATCTTCGGGTACGTGTGGACGGGCATCGTCGTCCAGGACGCCAACATGACCCAGTTCAACACCGGACGCCCGTGGGACTACGTCGCCCGGTCGGCGGACGACGGCGGCCACTCCGTCATCACCGGCGGCTACGGCACTCCCGGCAAGGGCGCGCTCGGCGGCGACGAGCGGTTCATCACCTGGGCGCAGGAGACCTCGTTCACCGATCGGTTCTGGTCCCGGAAGGTGGAGGAGGCCTGGGTCGTCATCTGGCCCGAGCACCTGTCGCATCCGGCGTTCCTCCAGGGCGTCGACCTGAACGCGCTCGCCGCCGACTACCAGGCCATCACCGGCAAGCCGTTCCCCGCCGTCATCCCGCCGCAGCCCACCCCGACCCCGACGCCCGCGCCGGATGTAACCGCCGAGCAGCTCGCAACGAGCATCCGCGGCCTGCTCACCCAGAACGGAGTCTGACCATGGCCACCTGCCGGGGCATCGACGTCTCGTCGTACCAGGCCACCGACTACTCGACCGCGGGCCTCTCGTTCGTCGGGATCAAGGTCACCGAGGGCCTGTCGTACGTGAACCCGCATTGGACCGGCCAGCGGGCCACGGCCCGCACTGCCGGGCTGGTGACGATCTTCTACCACTACCCGCACATCGCGAACTCGGCGACAGCCGAAGCCGACTACTTCCTGTCCCAGATCAAGCTCGCGCCGGGCGACGTCCTCGCTCTGGACTGGGAGTGGTACGGGCAGAACGTCACCAACCAGCAGGCCCGCGCCTACAAGACGACGTGGCTCGCCCACGTGAAGGCCAAGGCGCCCGGGCACCGCGTCATCATGTACTGCGACCGCAGCGTGTGGACGACCGTAGACACCGACTCCAACGCCGGGGACGGCCTATGGATCGCCGACTACGTCACCGCGGGCAAGCCCCGCATCAAGGCGAAGTGGCTGTTTCACCAGTACAGCTCCAATCCCGTCGACCAGGACGTGGCGAACTTCGCCGACCAGGCCGCGCTGAAGGCGTGGGCCAACCCGACGGCGCCGAAGCCGCCGGCCCCGACGCCGGCGGTGTCGCTCGCGCACGTTGTCGCGGCGGCCCGGAAGGACCCGTCCGCGCCGCAGGGCCACACCACGTACAAGGCGGAGGTGCTGGTCGTAGAGAAGGCGCTTCGCTCCGAGGGCCTGCTGGCCGCGCAGTACGTGGACGGCTCGTTCGGCTCGCTCACCGTGAACGCGTACGCGCGCTGGCAGCGCGCGCTCGGCTACTCGGGGTCGGCCGCCGACGGCATCCCCGGCAAGACCTCCCTCACGAAGCTCGGCGCCAAGCACGGCTTCACCGTCACCACCTGAAGGACTCCCTCATGACCCTCTCCAACGCCGAACTCTGGGCAGCAGGCCTCGGCTACGTCCTGCCGCCCGTCATCGCGATCGTCAACCAGCCCCGCTGGTCCAGCGCCGTCAAGGGCCTCCTCATGCTGGTCGTCGCCGTCCTCGACGGCCTCGGCACCGCCTACTTCAACGACCAGTTCACCGGGAAAACCATCGTCACCTGCATGCTCACCGCCGCCATCGCGATAGGCGTCGCCTACCACACCGTGTGGCGGCCGTCCGGGATCGCGCCCGGCATCGAGCAGGCCACGTCCACCAGCAGCCCCCGCCCGGCGCCGGGCGCCTGACTCTGCCCGCGCACGCCCCTTGGGAGGTGGTATGGACGCCGCCATGGTCACGGCCATCGCTGCACTCATTGGCGGGCCAGTGGCCGCGGCGGCGGCCATGTACGGCAGCAGGGGCGCGAACAGGGCAGCCCGGGAGGGCACCGCGGTGACAGGGTTCAGCACGTTGACGAACGAACTTCAGGAGGAGCGCAAGGAGTTGCGTGCCGACCTCGCGACGGTGCGCGCCGAACTGGCCGCCGAGCGAGCCGAGAACGCGCGCCTACGCCTGCTGGTGGAGCAGCTTGGGGGGACACCGTGACCCGCGCGCAGAACGCGCTCCACCGGGCCCGGCGTCTGCTGTGGGCGGTCGCGGTCCTGCTGTTCGCCGGTGGGGCGATCGCAGTCGTCTACCTTCTCATCGACCGCGACCACATGGCCCACCAGCTTGCGGCCGAGGCAGACCGGCGCGGCACCGCGGTGTCGACGCTGGCGGGCGATGTCCGCGCGCTCAGGGCGCAGGTGAAATCCCAAGGCGCCACCCCAGTAGCGCCGGACCCGACGAAGGCCGTGGACAACTTGCCGGCGCGAGCGCAGGTGCCGGTGCCGATCCCGGGGCCGCCCGGCCCGACCGGTGCGACAGGCTCGCCGGGCCCGTCCGGAGCGCCGGGGAAACCGGGTGGGCAGGGCGCGGTGGGCTCGCCGGGGGCGGTGGGGCCGACGGGCCCGGCCGGCGCTCAGGGCGCACAGGGGGTTCCGGGCCCGGCGGGGCCCGCGGGTCCGGCTGGACCGCAGGGACCGCAGGGCGCGAAGGGCGACACCGGCGACCGGGGGCCGGCGGGCCCGGCGGGGCCGACATGCCCGGAGGGGTACTCGCTCCAGGCGCCGTCTTGGGACCCGAATGCGCTGGTCTGCCGGAAGAACGGCGCCCCCGACCCGGCGCCCACCAACGGGGCCGGGGCCGCGCAGGGCTCGCCGGCGCTGGACCCGCAGCGCCGCCAGTACCGCTAGGCCGCAGGCAGCATCCGGGCGCGATCGGCCGCCGCAGCACCGCCGCGCTCGACCCGGCGGAGCTCGGCACACAGCCGCTCGTACTCCGCCCGCTGCTCCCGCGTCAAAGGCACCGCCGGATGCGACCACAGCGCACGGATCTGCGCGTTCAACTCCGCAGCAGACCGCACAGCACCAGGACTGGCAACAAGATCGGGGGACATGACCCCAGGTTACGCGCTTCAAGCACGCAAAGCGCTGACACGAAAATGGTCCCGCCCCATACCCTGACAGTGACGAAGCTGTTCAGAGAGGGGCGAGACCGTGCCATCTGATGCTACCCCCGACCCGTACGCCGACCCCATGGCATTCGGACAACGAATGCAGATCTACCGCCAGCGCCGCGGCATGAGCCGGCCCGTCCTCGCCGGCCTCCTCGGCAAGAGCCCATCGTGGGTGAAGCAGGTGGAAAACGGCGTCATCCAGGTACCCAAGTTGCCCACCATCCTCCGCATCGCCGAACTCCTCCGAGTCCGAGACCTCGCCGACCTCACCGGCGACCAGACGCTCAGTGTCGACCTGTTCACCGGCCCCGGCCACCCCCGGCTCGCCGCGGTGAAATCAGCGGTGGACGCATTCCCGCTCGCCGCTGACCGCGAGGCGCCTCCGACGCTGCACCTCCGCCACCGACTCGATGCCGCATGGGCGGCCCGCCACTCCGCTCCCAACCACCGCGAAGTCGTCGGCAGCCTGCTGCCGGATCTGATCCGGGACGCCCAGCTCGCGGTACGGCAGGCCGACACCGCCCCGGAGCGGCGCGCGGCGCAGGCGGTCCTGTCCGAGGTGTACAGCCTCAGCCAGTTCTTCTGCGCCTACCAGCCAGACCCGGCCCTGCTGTGGCGGGTTGCCGAGCGCGGCATGGTCGCAGCGCAGGACAGCGACGACCCGCACGCTGTTGGCGTAGCCGCGTGGCTGGCCGCGCAGGCCCACCGCGACAGCGGACCCGCCCACTTCGATGCCGCCGACGCCGTCACCTTGCAAGCGTTGCACTACCTGGAGCCGCACCTACCGGACGCTGAAGACCGTGTCCTCGCTATCGCTGGCGCCCTCCAGTTCGAGGCCGGATACACGGCCGCACGCCGGGGCGAGACCGGAGAGGCGTGGGGGTGGTGGGACAAGGCGGAGAAGACCGCGAAGAAGCTGCCCCCGAGCTACTACCACCCCGTCACCAGCTTCTCGCGAGCCATCATGGGCGCCCACGCCGTCACGGTCGCGGTCGAACTTCACCAGGGCGGGGAGTCCGTGCGACAGGCCGCGCGCGCGGACAAGCACGTCATCAAGTCCCGGCCGCGGCGGGCACGCCACCGGATCGAAGAGGCCCGCGCCTACCAACTCGACGGGCAGCCGGACACCGCGCTCGCCACCCTGGATAAGGCGTGGGAGTCGGCGCCCGAGACGATCCAGTACAACGGGTACGCGCGCCGGATCGTGCTGGAGGAGACCGAGTCACGGCAGCCGGAACGACGGCAGCGGGCGTCCGTCCTGGCAGTGAAGCTCGGGATGCTCGCGGCATAAGGCATGGGGCAGGATTCCTGCCCCACCATCAGATCCGGGGCCTCTACGGTCAGTTGTGTCAGACAGACGCGCTGGTCGTGGAGGCCCTTTCCGATGCCGAGTGACACCGTGAGCAGCCCACCGAGTACTGCCGCGTTGCTTGCCCACCTGGAGCTTCCGGCACCGTCCCGGCTGACGGCCCCGCAGGTACGGGGTGCTCACTGCGTCTGGTGCGGAGTGCAGCTGGAAGGCGCCACCGCGGTGGACCTCGGCCAGCGGTATGAGGCGATCCACGGCGTCGTCGGCCGCTGGTTCCCCCGCAGCTGCCGCCCCTGCACGCTGCCCTACGCCCTCACCGCCTACAAGACCCACTGGGCGACCTGCGAGCAGTGCGTGGACGACGAAACCCTCTGCGAAACCCAGCGCGGTCTCCGCGCCCTGGCCCTGGAGCTACGCCGATGATCTGCGCCCGCTGCAACGAGGAGATTAAGGGCAAGCCGGAGCCGGTCATCATCGAGACCGGTTCCAGCGTGAGCGCCACCGTCTACATCTGCCCCATCCCATGCCGACCTGCCCCGCAGCAGACGTACCCCGTGAAGTAACCCCTGAGCCGCGGCCTCGCCGACCCCCTGGAGGGGAGGCCGCAGGGTCCCGCCGCCGGCGCGCCCCCGTCCCGGCGGCGGGACCCACCAGCCCTAGACTGACGGACCCCACTCCGCCGACAGAAGGAATGATCCACATGCGTCCGGAACGGTTCCAGAACTGGCTGCTCGACACCGTGAAGAACACGCCGGATGTGGGTCGCGTCCAAACGCTCGCGGAGGCCGGCATCAAGAAGTACCCCTTCGGGATCGCCATCACCCGCGGCGGCCGGGAGGAGCGGTGGCAGATCATGCACCAGCTTGCCGAGGGCGAGAAGCTGGACCACGCGGAGAGCCCGGTCGAGGGTGTCCCGTTTACGTCTCCTGCCCCTCATCCTGGTGATGCCGCAGATGTCTGGCTGGCTGGGGTGATCGGCGCCGCCGAGTGCCCGGAGATCTCCCGAGTCGACCGCTGGGCCGCGCGCCCGGAGGGTTCGCGGCAGGCCGGCCTCACCGTCTTCTTCCACTGCGGCAGCCGGAACTTCGTCCGGCCCCTGTAGACCCCCGGCAGACACGGCCGGGTCAGCACAGCACGCACCACATCAGCGCACCACCGATCACGGAGGTACTGGTATGGAATGCACCCACGCCCGCCCCGGCGGCCGCTTCGACCCCGGCTTGACTGAGGGCAGTTGCCCGGCCTGCGGCGCCATCGTCGGATCGGAGACCGGCCAGCCCACGACGATCCACCAGGGCCCGGACGGAACCACCTGCTCAGGGAGCGGCCAGCCCGCGGCCTGACGGCACATTCGGGGGCTCGGCCGGAAGATCTGGCCGGCCGGGCCTTCAGCGAACGAGGTCGGCGAGGGGCACGTCGAGGGCGTCGGCGATGCGGATCAGGTTGTCGAGGAGGGGGCTAGCGCGGCCTTGCTCGATCCGGTTGATCGCCTGCCGGTCCATCCCTGCTTCTTCTGCCAGCCGCTCTTGGGTGAGGTTCGCGTGGAGGCGGACGGCGCGGATGCGTGCGCCGACGGCCCGGCGGCGTTGGAGCACCCAGTCGGGCGGTGGAGCGGATGGCAC